GAAAATTCATCACGTTTATATATCTTTTCCTTAAATGATTTATTATAATACTTTGGTCTTATATTTTCTTTTTCTTTAAAATTTGGCCAATTTGGCAATGTTAATATAAATGTTAATTCTGAATTTTTTTCAACCATTCTCTTTACTTTATTTATCATAACTCCCATTAATGTTTCGTCATAAGGAGGATTTAAATGTATTATATTAGTTGGAAACTGATCTATAGTAAAGAAATTTCCTAAACTTCCAAATGGCTTTTCTAAATCCTCAAATACACTACAATAATTATTGAAGAAATGATTAAATATACCTCCAAATCCTTCTGTTATATTATCATTTGGATTATATCCTTTATTAAAATAATCTATTGATAATCCACATGTTCCGATACCCATATATTTATAACGAATAGATGCTGCTGCTAACAGTTTTTGTTTATTTATATCTTTTTCATTTATTATAAATCCTCTAATATCATCTATAATAGTACTTTTATATTTTATAACTGATCCTGAAGTACCGGGATCCTGAATACTTAATTCAACATCTTCTTTTGATACTTTACTTAATTTGTTTAAAGCATCTTTAATACCATTTTCAATTATATCAGGAATATTAATTTTAGTATCTATAAATTTTCTTTGAGACATAAACCATCTAATATCATTATTAATTTGAATTTTAGCATACTCATTATTTCCTTCTATAAAAACAGAATCAGTAATCCGGGTCCCGGGTCCGGTATTTGTATTTTTATTTATCATCATTTTATTAAAGAAATATCTTAACACCATATACTTTAAATCTTCTTCTTTCATTATCTTTTTACTTTGTAATATTTGTAAAATATTTAAATAACTTTCTTTTCTAACTAACTCTTTTTCTAATACACTTTTATCTATTTTTTCTTGTAATCCGAGTTCCATCTCAGGTAATCCAAGTTCCATCTCAGGTAATTTAGTAATAGGTTCTGAAGACATTGGGTCTTCTACTAGTGGCTTTATCTCTTGTTCATATATCTCTTCAGTCGAAGACCTTGGGTCTTCAGTCGAAGACCTTGGGTCTTCAGTTATTTCAACTTCTTTTTCTTCTTTAATTTCTTGAGATATATATTTAATATCAGGTTTTACAACTTTCCATGCAGAATAATAATATCTAGTTGGACCTTTTACTTGAGGATACATAATATTAATAAAAGTAAAACCAAACTCCATTTTAGAATAAAGTTCGTTTTTACTCATATATTTAAGACTATCACTGTAAGTTTCTAAATATTTGTAATCTGGAACTTGATTAGGATTCTCAACAGGATCTTTCACAAGTTCAAATACTGCATGCTCAATATCAATTAATGCTCTAACAGCATTAGAGTTACAATCATGCTCTCTGATAAGAATAATCGCATTGTTCTTTGAAACTCTCCATAGTTCTTTAAGAGCTTTATCAACGTTTGGAACGTGATGAAGAACTTGGAAAGCAGTAATAAAATCAAAAGTATTATCTTCAAAAGGAAGAACATTAGATTTTAAATATCTATAAGTAATATTATTTTTATATTGTTCTACAATTTTATTACCAAACCAATCTTTTATATCTGTAACAAATACATTTTCTTTTGAAAGATTAAGATATTTTGCTATCGAATTTGTTATATCACCTTTTCCACCACCATAATCTAAATATTTTAATGACGAGGGTCGGGACCCAAAAACCGATGAATTTTCCGAAGACCTCTGGGTTTCGGGTCCCGGCCCTCGTGGGTCTTCTACTAAAAGATTAAAAAAATTAAACTTATTTAACTCAGTTACTCTAAACATACCTCTATCAAAATCTTCTTCTGATGTTTCTTGTTTCATTGTATTCTTATAAATATTTAATAACTGTTTATAAATGTCTATGTCATTTTCTGACATTCCTTTTATTGTAGCTAAAAGCAAAGGTTTGTTATATTTTATATTTTTATTAAAAAATATTAACTTTAATAATAATGATACTAAATCTTGTGAAACAAACTTTTCAGCAAATTTCATTTGCATTAAACTATAAGTTGGGAAAAAATTATCATCAAATATTTTACCTATTATATTAGATATTTGTATATTATCAAGTTTTATTTGAGGATTAAGTGTATTTAATAAAGAAGGCATTATATTACTCATATAATTTTCATATTTTTTTACACTTTGTATTTCAGAAGGAATATAAGTAATATATTTATATTTATCATGATCATAAAGTTTAAGACATATGTAATTATAGTAAAATGATTTTAAAAAATTGAATATAATTTTATTAGTATAATAATATCTATCAACAGTTTCTATTACTGAATTCTCAACTCCTAAAGATATATTAAGTGTATTTAAAGATTTCAAAAATAATTTTAAATTATAAGCAATTTTATGTTTATTTATAAACTCAATAAATTTCATATCTTGAAAATCAGTGTATTTATATACGTTTTTTAAAGCAGGAAATTTATAAAAATTATCTAGTAAATTTTGAAAATATATTTCTAAATTTCTTAATGATGTGTCTGATTTAGATTCTGTTGATAATATAGTAATATATTTTTGTAAAAGATTATTATCATATTCAGAAAAATCTGATAATCTAACACTAGGCTCTAGTTTTTCCTTATTTATTAAACTTTTTAAAACTTTACTTTTTAAATTATTAGTATAAGTTTCAGATATATTAGAGTTTATGATTTGTGGTACTATAGTTATCTTTGTTTTAAAAGATTTATAAAAATCATCAAATGATGGATATTCTGAAAGAATTAAATCTTCAATAACTTTTTCAAATGTTTGAGATCTATTCAAAACTTCCTGGAAAACTCCATCTATAATTGTGTCTAATATAGAGGACCCATTGTCCTCTTTAAATACATTTGAAAAATTTTCCTTATTAATTTTATTTAATAAATAAATACCATACATATAAAGTGTTTGAGTATTTTTTGTTTCTGGATAAACTACATAATTTATCATACACATAGGAGTTTTCTTTAATGAAATAAATAATTGCATTTCATCTTTCAACGTATCTAAATTAATAGCACTTGAATTCATTTGATCGTAATTTATATTTTTTACCTTACCAGAGTCTGAGATTAATCCATAAAGATCAAAATCATCCCAGTTTAAATAAACATTATAAACATCTTGAAGAGTTTTCATCATAACTATATATTGTGAAAAAGGAAAATAGTTAAACTCTGATATTTTTTTTAAATTTAAAGATCCTTCAAAACAAGTACATAAATTCTCATTATAAGTGATTTTATGTATAGGTAAAATAAAAGGACATGATTTGCTAAGTTCTCTTTGAACGATAGCAGTAAGTTTATTTTTTACAACAACTAAATTATCTGAAAAATTCTCAACAGGATTTTCAATGTAAGAATTTAGAGTTGGATTTAAAATATTATAAATAATTTCTTCTTCAGGCAACATATTAAAAATATAATAAGAAAAAATAAAATAAAACTATTTTATTCTATTATAAATTTTTTTAAATATATCAGTTATTATCTGCTCTTTGATATATTTAAATATTGATATATTTAAGTTATCTTATTTAATATCTTAATTAACTTATTAAAATCTGGAAAAATTTTTTCAAAATCCTTAACTATTCCTCCTAATTCTTTACATATTTTTAATCTTGTAACTGAATGTTTTTTAATTGTTGACATATTATCTATTAAATCTATATATATCGGACTTACATCGTCTCTTCTGAATATTCTTCCTATATACTGCTGAAATCCCTCTTCTACATCTGCTCCACTTATTAACATATCTAATTTTGGATGATCAAACCCTACTCCTCCCTTGCTATAAGTTGCTATTAATATTCTACAATCATAATTGAATGTTCGTTGTGTATCCATAAACACATCTACTTCTTCTCCATATTGTTTTAATATACTCATTAATTTTAAAGCATGTTCTTTTCTTTTTACTAAAACAAGAATATTTCTATTTAAGAAATATCTACATAAATTTACAATTAATTCATTTCTTGAAACATCAGTTGCTTGACCTTCTAAAACACTGTTCCAGTCTAATTTTCCAGTAATATTTAATTTAGAATCTGGTTTATAATCAGTATTAAGTTTATAAATATTAAATGGTTTAGAAAGTTTTCTATACACAATTTCAGGACCGCAGAAAAGTTCTATAATTCTATCCATTCCATCAGTACGAAAAGGAGTTGCTGAAAGACCGATAAGATACTTAGGAAAGATGTATAATAAACTTTTAGAGAAAGAGTTAGTACAAACAGTATGAATTTCATCAACAATAATAAGACCAATATCTTTATAGAAATCTTTAGATTTTTTAGGAACATTTATAACATTTGCTATAATAAAGTCAGGATCTTCATCATCAATTAGAAGATTAGGGTCTTCTTTTCTAGCCTTTTTAGTAGGAGTTTCACCAAGAATACTATAAGTAGCGTCAGGGATATATTTTTTAATACTAGAAATCCATTGATCAACAATAATTTTGCGATGACAAAGAATAATAGTTTTAAGTTTAATTTTAGAAGCAAGATAAAGTGCCATAACAGTTTTACCAAAACCTGTATGAAGACTAAGAACTACTGATTTAGTACGATTTAAAATTTCAAGAATTTCATCACGAACTTCTTTTTGTCGAGTAAGAAGATTTCCATTAAAATTAATGTCAATAGAAGATGGAGATGGTTGAACAAAATTTAAAGAAGAAAGATGATGATAAAAATAACTAAGGGGAACACAAGCATAGTTAATAGAGTTTTCAGAAAAAGTGTCAAAAGCTTCAACGGTTTTGAGAGATGGTTGATAAGAGTTATTTCCTCCAAAAAAAGAAGTGTCTTTGATGATAGGTTTTACATGAAGATCTTTATTTAATTTTTTGATATCATTATTAGAGAAAGAAGAAATAGGAATTTTTACACTCATAAAAAAAATATTTTTTGCTTTTAATCAAGAGAATAAATATTTTTAAATAATCAATTTATGACAAAAAAATAAAATATAAAATTATTTAAAAAAATAATTTTTTTCTTGATTATTAATAAAATACAATGTCGTTCTATAACGTTGCTAATCCATCTAACTTTGCTGTCTTAGACCTTTTGAATCGTCAAGGCACTATTGCTCAACCTAAATTACTCCGTACTTCAGCTGCTCAAGTTTTCACTGGTGCTGCTACTTTAACTTCTGAGCAAGTTCTTGCTGCTATTATTGTAGCTAACACTGCTGCTGGTGCTTATGCTCTTACTTTGCCAGCTGCTGCTGACTTGTTGGCTGCTTTGAACGCTGGTTCATTCGCTTCAAGCCCAGTTGCTGTCAATGATATTATTTATGTTCAAGTTAACAACTATGGTTCTGCTGGTAATGCTGTTACTATTACTGCTGCCGGTGCTGCTACTTCAACCACTGTTGCTGCTCGTACTTCAGAGAGTGTTGGTATTCAATTTACTAATGTTACTGCTGGTTCTGAGGCATATTCAGTTCTTAACTAAGTAATTTAAAATTAAAATTTTTTTATTTATAAAAATATAAATAAAAAAATTATTTATTTCTAGGACAATAATCATAATTAAGTGGTTTATTGGGATCATATAAACCTAATTTATAAGCTTTATCTAGAAGTATTTTAAAATTATTTTTAAATTCAGAAGATGTATGTTCTTCATCTATAGATTCAGAAAAAGCATGAGCAAGTTCATGAAGAGAAACATACATAAGCATATTATAGTCATAATAGTTACCATTTTTATCTTTAAGACATAAGAACACATATTTTTTATCTTCTGTGAAAGACTCATTAGAAGCTCTAAAAGTAAGTTCAGAAACACGAGGATCAACTAATAATAAATCATTTTTAATTCTGTCAATTAGAGGGTCATCAAAGCTTTCAACTCTATTTAAATGTAAAGTTACATAAACAATAAATAGAAAACAAAAAATTAAAATAATTTTTTCTGAATTTGTTAATGTCATTATTTATAAATAACAAAAATTTTATTTTTTTTCCTTTTATTCTTTTAAAAATGAGTACTCTTGAAAATTCTTTACCATTATTATTTGGTCTTGGTGCTTTGTATTATATTGTCTCTTCAAGTCCAAGCTCTAACAAACGCGAAGGTTTCCGTTTCCAACAAGCTCAACCAACAATTTCTGGTGTTGTTGATCCTCGTTCTGATAATATCGGTTTAGCTCAAGGTGGTGGTCTTGGTTTTAACCAATCTCCTTCTCTTCTTGCAGGTGGTGTTCCAGCTAATGCTTCTCCTTTGACTGCTGCTAATCCTAACTTTGCTTCACTAGGTGCTCTTTCTTCTGGTCAATCACAACTTTTGAATAAGGGTAATTTTATGACTACTGACCAAGTTAAACAAATGGTTGGTAGTGGTACTCCAGAGTTTAATGCTCCAATTCTTCCAAATCCTGATATGAAATATGCTACAGGTGTTGATCCAACTAATCCTGAGAACTTTATTTACAATCGTACTCTTTTTGCTCGTTTAAAGCGTCGTTATACTAACGATGTTGACTATTTCCGTGGTGATATTGATGTTACTCCTGAATATCGTGGTTGGTTTGATATTCGTCCTCCATCTGATGTCGATAAGGTTCAAGGTTACTTTGATCGTTACATTGATATTGAACAAGAAACTGCTATTCGTGATGCAACATTCGATCGTAACTTGTCCGCTAGTGATAAGAAACAAAGAAACACTAATCCTTTCGGTGATGAAGGAAAGCTTGTTTACAGTACTCTATAAATTAAAATATAAATTATATTTTTTAAGGAAGACTATGACTCTTCCATATTTAAAAAAATATAATTTTAAAAAAATGATAAATCTTCATCTTCATCATCCTCAATAATTCCTTTCTCGTATTTAACTATATTTATTATTTCCTCATTTTGTTTTTCAGATTTTATTTCTTTTAAATTTTCTTCTTCGTTTAATCCTGATATTGTATCAAGTGATAAGTTCTTATTTTGAGAATTAACAGAATTTGATAAAATAATTTTATTTATATCAAGAATTAAATCACACATTCCAGTACCCATTTTATTAAGTTTTCCCATACATATATTTGATGTTACTCCTTTTAATAATTCTTTTTCACCTTTAGTAGCGCTAAATAAAAAGTTATCAATAGGTTGTTCAAAACAAGCTTTTGCTAAAGGACCTACTTGTCTTCTATCAATACCATAACGACTTACACTCATTATATTTCCAGCAAGAGTCATACTATTTATTAATAAAAATAAATGTCTTTTACTAACAGATATATTCTTACTAAATTCTTCAAATAAAAAAGCATTTGCTGCTTCTATTCCATATACTTCTAATATATCATACATATTATTACTTTTTGTTCTTGTATGATCAATATTCGGATGTAATATTATTTCTTTAAAATTACTTCCTTTTGTATCTATATGCCACTCTCCATTTTTATCATCTGTATAATAACATTCTTCTATACCAAATATTCCTGATATTGGAACTTTTAATACACTTGGTATTACTATATTATTAATATACTTTTCAATTATATTCTCGTCATTTATAAATTTATCAATAATTTTTCTACACATAGAAGATACTGTAAAAGATGAATTTTTCTTCACTATAAGTTTTATAACATCATCTATATCTAACAATACAGGTTGTATCCAAATATCTATAATACAAAATTCTAAAGGAAAAAATATTATTTCAAATGTTGAATCTCCTGCCCCAGATCCATTAATATCTGAATTTATATCTAAAGCTGTAGATATAGTTGATGCAATATAATCTAAATCTTTTTTTATACTATATATTTTTTCCTTATTAAATTTTAATCTAATGCGAACTTTATCAATATTTTTAACCAAGGGTCCTGTAGAATCTTTATACACAAAATTTATATTCTTATAAAATTTATAAAATAAATTATATATATCTTTATCAAAATTTGATATTTCTGGATTATACTCTATTTTATATTCATCAATTATATCACTTATTTCATTATATATTAATTCTGATCGTGAAAATTCTATCACACTAAATAAATCTTTTGTATCTATATCTTTCAAATATATTGTACATGATGGTGTCTTTACATTCTTTGAAGCATTTAACAATTCTTGTTGTCTCACTAATCCTCCTGTTAAATTTGCCTTATTTGTTCCACTTGTATGAAAACTATCTCTCATCAATATTCCATTACTACAAAAATTAGCTGTATTTTCAACTGTAAAATCGTATACGTATTTATCCGATTCATTAGTAATATCAGTAATGCTTACTATTTCATCCATATAAACAGATGGAAAAATAATAGAATCTAACTTATCAAATGCTTGACTTATATAATAATCAAAATCCATCTCTTTAAAAACTTGAAGTTTTTTATCAAAATCAGAATTTATAAGAATTCTTTTATATCTATTAAAATTATCATTAAATATATATTCTAATCCGGGTCCAGACCCCGGTAATCCGGTCCTTGGGTCCGGTAACTTATGAGATAATAAAAATTTTATAAATATTTTTAACTGTTCATTTGTTATTGAAATTGTATATTTTATTACATTATGTTCTTTTATAATTCTTATAATTCCAAAAACACCTATTCTTGTTAATAATAAACTTATATTATTTACTAATTCTCTTGATCTTATTTTATATAAAATATAATTTTTAGTATCATTAATAATTAATCTATTACTAAACAAACCATCAAAAAATCCTCTTATAAAACTAATTGGAGCATTATAAACAAAATTTGGAATTCTTTTATTTGGTGTAACTCCTCCGCATGATAATTTACAAAATTTTGTTAATATTGTATTATAAATATATATCTTATTTTCCTTACATTTGTTCGTTGTTATATTATATCTTTTACAAAATATTTTTATCATATCATGTATCTCTTCATTTACATATGTAAGTACTATAAATCTATTATCAGCCCATCCTCTTGATACATAAGTTCCGAAAAAAAATCCTGTCAAACTATCTAATGGAAAATCCTCTGGTATATGAGAAACATCTGTAGCTCTTACTTTCATATAAATACAATCTGGTCTAATTTTCCTATCTTCTGTAATATCATCCAATGATTTGATAGTATATATAAACGAATGAACTTTTGTATGAGGTAAAATAAAATCTTTATCATTATGTTTTAACCATCTTACTCTTGGAGTAGTTCTATTAATACCTTTTGTAAAATCATCTTCTTTTTGTTTTTTAAGATACAGTTCTCTAATTTCTTTTGCTTTATATAACTCTGCTCCATATATATATTCTTTAGGGGAAAACCATTCTCTTAAATTAACACTTTTTTTAATCATAGTTAAATCATCTTTTATATCAGAAAGAATAGGAATTTTATCACCAACAACTAAATCGCTTCCAAGAGTTTCAACAAGCTTATTTTTATTTTTTGTCAAAAAAGACATTCCAGATGTTGCTTCAATTTTTCTTCCACTTTTAGTAATAACTTTTAAAAGTCTTGTATAAAGCGGATGTCTAATAAATTGTGTAATTCTTTCATAACTTGTTTTTCCATTCTCATTTACACTTATAATTTTATATTCTTCATCTCTTGGAACATCATATACATGAGCATATGGATTTCTAGTATTAACTTCATTTGTTCCTTTATAATGAACTATTTTATAAGGTTTATTAGACATTGTATTGTCTATAAATTCTCCAATCTTAACATGTTCAGCATTCCATTCGTTTGATTTTTTTTTATATAAAATAGTTTTAGAATTCCAAGAAACGCTATTTAAACTGCTTTGAGTAGTAGATTCACCGATAGAAGAAGCAGCAATTGTACCAACCATTTCTCCAGGTTGAAGAAGAGCTCTGTTGTAATTATCAAGAATTATAGATTTTAATTTTGGTATAATTTCAGGATAAACAATAGTGTCTCTGAGTTGGTTTTCAATATTTTTTCTTATATTAAGACATATATTTACTCCAATGTCATTAGGAAGATATCTATAAACTTTTATAATAGATAAAATATCTTTGATTTCTTCTTCAGAAAGTTTTCTTTTTTGGTTCATATTTAAATCATAATTATACTAATATATACATATTTTTATAAATCAGTTTTTAAATGAATTAGTGTAGATAAATAATAAAAAATAATTTCAAAGAATAATTTTTACGTATTAAAGAATTATTTAGTTCAAAAAAATGAGTAATAATATTGTTGAAAAAGATTCTTTTTTAAATGTAAACTTTTTTAATAAAATAAAAAAAGAAATTAATGGATACTTCCATTTTATGAAAGAAACAAGAGATCCTTCTAAAATATTAAATAAAATAAGTCAAAAACTTCAATATATAAAGTCGTTTGGGCTTAAAGGTGTTCAAGGTATTACAGGTATTTTACATTGTAAATCTCTTAAAGATTTACCAATCGTTTTTAAAATTTCTGTAGAAATTGATAGAGCAATTGAACATGAACATTCTGTTATTGAAAGTTTAAATACTCTAAGATCTTTTTGTCCTCATTTTGTAGGTTCTCTTGGTATGTATAATCTTCCTATTTCTCGTACTTTTGTTTATACTTATTCAGAAGATGATAGTTTGTATGAAGATTTTGAAGATTCTGAGAGTGAAAGTGAAATTTCTGAAAGTGAAATTTCTGAAAGTGAGGAAGAATATGAATTAGAAGATGTAGAATTATTTATGGATGATAAAGAATTTTTACCTACAAATATGTTGTTAATAGAATATGTCTCTAATATAACATTTGAACATTTATGTAAAAAGAATTGTGTAGAAAATAGAACTTTAATCTTATCTCAAATTCTTATGATTATATCTGCATTACAGATTTCTCAAAAACATATTAATTTTACTCATTATGATCTTCATGTTGAAAATATATTAATTCGTCAATGTGAACCTGAAGCAATTTTTGTTTATAATATAAATGATAATTTATATACTGTTCCTACATTTGGATTTTATCCTGTAATTATTGATATGGGAAGTAGTTATTCTGTTTCTGTTGAAAATAATTCTATGAAAACAAGCGTTGCTCATTATAACAATGGCCTTCAACCTACTATATATGATCCTTTGAATGATTTACATCATTTCTTACTAAGTGCTTTAAATTCTATTGAGTATGAAAGTAATGAATTTTATTTTTTAAGTACAAGAATGATGTACTTTTTTAGAAATATTCCTATTCTTAGAAAACGTGGATGGAAACAACTTCCTAATAACATTATGAAACTTACAATTGTAAAAATTGATGAAGCATGTTCTTCTCTTCAATTAAATTACCGGGCCAAGGATTCTGATAACAAGATTAGTGGAACAAAGATTAAAAAAGTTGTTGATATCACAAATTCTCAGAAAGTTGAAGAGGGAATTAAAAATTCTCGACCTGCAGAGACAAGAAAAGAAAAGAAAGATAAAAATAATGGATTATATTGTTTCCCTGTATGGAGTGATATGAATAGAGATATTATAGAAATATTAAGCTTAGGAGTTAAAGTTCCATGGAATTTGAATATAGATGAAGAATTAGCAAGTGAATTTGATATAAATGAAGGTACAGAAGATTTTGAAGATAAGTTAAATAATGCTATAAGAAAATGTTTCCCTGATTTTTTGAAAGAGTTTCAAAAGTTTGACGATCTTCAAAAATTTGAAGATAGTAATGATCTTTTATATATGTTACGAGAACTTGTTGAACTTGTTTATTGTAATTGGAATAATATTTCTCGCAATATACCAAAACATGTATCAAAGAGTTTATTAAATACTTATAAAAATACTGTTATTAAAGAATTTAAAGATATGCCAGCGTCTCTTAACTGGGATAGCATTCTTATTAATTGTAAATATATTATTTCTATTCTTAATCATTTGTTTTATAAATATGTTTCTCCTCATGTAGAACTTATTAATAATTCTTATCTTAAGGGAGAAATAAGAAATCCATTAGATCTTTTTAATTGGTTTAAACAAAATACAGCAATTAGAACAGTCTATAGTAATAATACAGTATTATATATATGGGATTCTGATAATAAAACATCCAATAAAATTATGTTGAAAGATATTATGAATAATGACATGATAGAGAAATTGAATAATATGACTCCTTTGAATGCTGAGAAACAGTTAAAAACTTTTTTGAAATAAATAATAATAGATTTTTTTATTTATATGTGTATTGATATAAATAAAAAAAATGCTTTTTTTTTCTTTTTTATATAAAAAGAATGAGTGATACACATAAATGTCCTTTGGGGGCAAAATGTTGTCAAGGAGAAGGAGAAGTATTTTGGCTAGAAGATTTTTCTAAACTTTTTTGTAGTCTATCTCCTATTCCTTATGGAAATTTAAATTCTGGTGAAAGATTAAATGCTATTACTCGTTTAATTATATATATGGGAGCTTTAATGATTATTTGTGGATATAAATCAACTATATTATTTATTGCTGCTGGACTTTTGTTTGTTGTTGTTTTATATTTTTTACATAAAACAGAAAATAATGAACAAGAAAAATTTCAATTTTTATCTCAAGATTTATTAAATAATAATATGAACTTTCCATTAAATATTATTAATACTCCTCAATTTAACAATAATCCTACCGCTGAACAAATGCGCTTTAAAGCACAAATAAATCAACTTCCTATTTACTCTAAAAATATTTCAAATAATTATCGCGGTTCAAGCGAACAAGTTTTAAAGGCTGCTCGTCTAGATTTTGAACCTGGTGAAAGAGACTCAAGTGCAGGTATTCAATACTTTAAAACTAAAAGTGGTGTAAATCGTAAAACTATGATTGAACCAATCATTCCTCCTCGTATATTAGATCAAGATATCTGGGGTAAAAGTCGTATTGTTCGTGATGGTATTAACAGTCAATATATGGTTAATCTTACATCAAGCGATCCTGATTATGGACAAAATATATCAGGAAAACCTGATGATTTAAGTGGAATGGGAACTCCTGTTCAATACGCAGATAGAGTACCAGGACAAGTTGTTCCAGAAAATAATATAAATGATAATTACAATATTGGAAGATATGGAACTGGTCAAATTTGGTACAATAATGAAAATGAAAAAGATTTTGATAAAAATGTTTTACCCGTTTATAAAAATTTTTATAAAAAAATAAATAATAATATTATTAATACAAATAGTGATCCAATGATGAATTACGACTACTTTGGCCAATTTAAACCAACAGTTGATACTCCTTCTGAAGCTGTAGTTATTCCTAAAGAAAAACCCAAATCAAAGGAAGGTTTCCGTTTTATTCAAATGAATGACGATTTAGATAGTCAATTAAATGGTTCATATGGAAATTATACACCATTTAATTCTACTCAATCTGTTCAACAAAACTTTGGAAATATGGGTAAGACTGAAGTTTTAGATACTGGTTATGATGTTATGGAAAGAGGTGTTAAGAAGAATACTACTCCTATTTCTCAAGTTGTTCAACAACAATTACTTCCTGAAAGTCCCACTTATGTCTATAATGACGAATATTTTAATCAACCTTCTTCTCGTCTTTATCTTCAAGATATTCAACCTAAACTTTATAGTTATGCTGTAGATCAAACTCCTGTTAACGCAAATGTTGGTATTTCTTATAATCCTCAACGTCCTCCTCGTTTTATGGATCAAATTGTTGATGCTAATAAGAGAAATTATCCTTTAATGACTCGTATTGACCCTCAATTAGTTCGTGAAGATGGTACTCCTGGACAAATATCTATTAATCCTTTAAGAACTGATTGGTCTGCTAAATATTCTGACTATGAAGCTCCTGCTGGAAGTATTAATTTTGAAGATATCTACAATCCAACTTTCACTTCTTACGGTGATCCTTATCGTAGTTATTCAGATATTAATCTTGGTCAAGTAAGATACTACTATTCTGATGTTGATGCTTATAAGATGCCAAATTTTATTCAACGTTCAAATGTTGATTTTATAGAATTCACTAATCCACAAGGTCAAGTTTGGCCATATTATAATCGTGAAGCTAGTGTAGATGATGTTAGAGCAAAAGTTGAAAATCAAACTACTGCTGATGAAATTTATCATCGCGAAGATATGATGGAAAACTTAATGTCAAAAATGAATCGTTCCAGCTGGCAACAACGCTACATGCCCCTCAGAAGAAGTGCTAATGGAAATTCTTCTTATGGTCCATCATAAATTAATTGATTTTTTATTTTTATTTGTTAATAAAATAAAAAATGAGTGAAAATGACATGAATTGTATAGAAATTAGAAATAGTTCATATAAAGTTAGTATAAGAAATAAATTTTTTAAAATATATAAAACTTTTAAAGACTTAGATGAAGCAAAAAACTTTAGAAATATAAAACAAGAAGAGTATGAAAATCTTTTAAAGGAAGAAAGAGAAAAATATAAAAAAATAGGAGATAAAAATGAAAATAATATGTTATGTATTTTTGAGAAAGATTCTAGCTGGTGTGTTCAAATAAAAAGAAATGGAAAATCTATTAATAAAAATTTTAAAGATTTAGAAAAAGCAATTGAATTTAGAGATAAAACATTAGAAAATTTAAATCAACAAGAAAATAAAAAAATATACGAAACACCTATTACATATACAGAAGAAGGAATTCCATATATAGAACTAAAACATAAAAATGAAACTTATAAAACATTAGTTGATGAAGATAAATGGCATTTTTTAAAAACAAAATCTTTATCTTATGATGGAAATTATGTTAGAATTAAAGATAAAACTAAAAATCAAATTGAAAAAAATTATACAAATTATCAATTAAATAAATATATATACGAAACATTTGTAGGTCCTGTTCAAAACGATGTTGTTGATCATATAAATCAAAATAAACTAGATAATAGAGTAGTAAATTTAAGAGATACAACATATTCTATAAATGGTTATAATAGAACAACAAAACCTAGTAAAACTGGATACAAAGGTGTTTATAAAAAGAATGATAGAAATAAATATTATGCTGTTATACATTATAATAGAAAAAGATATTCAAGTATTGGATATGAAACTGCGAAAGAAGCAGCTATAGAATACAACAGAATTGCTTTAGAATTATATGGAAATAATGCTATACTAAATAATATAGAAGATAATTAATTGATTTTTTATTTTTATTTTATACTCAAAATATACAAAAATAAAAAATGTTCTTTAATATTGTACTTCCTATAATATCTTTATGTATTTTATTTTATACAACAGATTTTTTCTATATTAAAAAGATTCCTATTCTTCAATTCTTAATTATTTTTAATATTATTATGGTTACATTTTCAACTTTTTATAATATTTATTTACACTGTAAATACGGTATAAAGAAAGAAGAATAAAAATAAAAATGAATATAAAAATTGACTATTTAGCAACTTTGTTTAATATATCAGCTATAATATTTCATATATCTTTTACTTTTTATAAAAGATATTATAAATTAAATACGAATTGATGCTGGATGAATTATAGCAGTATCAATTATCATTTTTGATGAAGAATTAATTAAGGAAGACCATTTGTCTTCCAATATTAAAAATATTATTATCAATATTATTATTAAAATATTATTCATATTTTCTTAATTAAAATTAAGAAAATATTTTTTTATTTAAGCATTATTAGTTCCTATTATATCTTCCCATACATTTTTTCTAATACGATACTTTATATGACTTTTAGTTCCTGCTTGAGGAGGTGATGAAAAGATTGTTGCTTCATTCACTCCTGCTGGTAAAACAGTTGATATATTATATGTATTTGGATCTGGTAAAATTCCTTCTGTCTTATTGTAATTAATTGGTTGTAAAGAACTTTGTATAATTTGTGATGAACCACTATCATTTCTTATTGGAACACCATCAACTACAAACTCATCAGTGCCAAATGGAACACCCATTATAGTTTTTGATGGCATAATATATACTCCATCTACATCTCCTCTTCTCTTTAATTCGAAATTTTCTTTAACTTTATTAAAATATAATATTCCTGCTATTATAGATAATATAACTATACAATCGTCGATATCCATTTTAATATCATTAAAAGAAAATAATTATTTTTTACATAAAAAGTATATCTTTATCACTTATATCTTCTTTTCCAAATAATACATGTTCGAATATCGATGTTAAATAAGGATCTTCATCTTTCAGCACTAAACATGATAAACATTTATAAAAATCATCCTCTTGCGGTTCATCTTCATTTTTCTCTTTTTCTTTTGTCTTTGTTTTAAACTTTATATCTTTTATATTATCTAAATCTATTGTCTCTTTATATAAAGTTGAATTTTTTAATGCCTTAAACTCACTCTCATTACCACTTAATACTATTTTATATTCTATATCATCTTTAATTTTTTCTTTAATTCCCTCTAATTCGCTTATATCAGCATATATTATTTTTTTCTTTTTAATTTCTAAATATACTTCTTCTATATCTTCTATTTTTAATTTTTGTTTTAATCCGTGTCTTTGGTCCGGTAATCCGGGTAAAATAAATTTTGCCAAACTTTTATCTCCTCCCTCTCCAAACGAATGTTGTAAACTACTTCCTGTATAATAAACATTTTCTCCTATAACTTGTTTATCATGTATATGTCCTGATATTAAAAGTGGATATTCTTTTTTCCAATCATCTATATCTTTTGCTACTATCATTCCCATTTTTGCTCCATTAACTGTTTGATGACCAAATACTATTTCTGCTTCTTTCCAATCTTCTATTTTATCTAATGCTTCCATAAATCTACCCTCTGGAACATATGGACACATTACTACAAATGTTTCTTCAATTTCTACTTTTATAGGATAATCAACTATTGTTAAATAATTCCAACCTTTAAGAATATTCATCCAGTGATTTGTTGTTAAAAATATTGTATTAGAAGTTGCATCATGATTTCCTACTAAACAATAAATATTTCTTTTATGAGATACTAACATTTTAAAAAAATCTACAGCAACATTTAATGCTGTTGTATGAAGTTTTTCATGAGTGTGTAAAACATCTCCCATCACAACTATATAATTAATCTCTTCATGAGCAGATAAATATTTGTCAAGATTTGAAATAAATTGACGAGTATCATCTATATTATCAAGTTTAAAATGAGGATCTCCTATACAAAGAAAATAATTATTCATTTTATTTTATATATTTTAAAATAAAATGCTTTTTTAATTCAGTTTATTGGTAAATAAAATCTTTTACTTTTGTTTTAAATTCTTCTTGTAATTTATTTCCATTTCCTGTTTCATTTCTTCTCTTTGTATACATATGATATAATCCATAAATTCTTTCTGGTGACATTTCAAAAACATACATAGCTACTCTTTGAGGTGTTACAATATTATTTACTTTGTCTCGTAAGAAATGATCGTGCAATTCTCTAATAACATAATATTGTTCTGGAGGAGCAATTGATACCATTTTACGAACAAATCTATTTCTATACTTTCTATAAATATTTCCACAAATATCATCAAGTACTTTACCAAACTCTATAAATAATTCACGCTTATCATCATAAAGTTCAACAAACTCTTTTACACGTTGCTTATCCTTCTCGTATTGAAGTTCTAAATAACGTAATAAAATGTTTGGATTATTTCCTCGTAATTTAGAATAATAATAATATTTATTATTTAATACTTTTACTGTTCTTCCTTCGTTTGTAATAAAAATTAATCCTTGTGATTTTTTATAATCTACATTAGATACATATTCTTTTAATTCATTCATATCTTTAATATCTACTAATGTAGGAGTTTCAAATCCTGTATTTGTAATCTTATCTGGAGAGATATATTCAAAAATTGGTAAATATCCTAATTCTGAAAAAGTATCAGTTCTTTTTACAACATTATTACTATTAAAAGCGCCAACAAAGAAAACTTGATTATTTTCATTTTCACAAACAATTCTGTTTTCATTTGATGTTGTAATCATAAAAATATAATTATAATTTTTATCTAATTTATTTTTAATTGTATATTCTTCAATTACCTTCTCATAAACAAAGTTTCCATTATCATCTTTAGTATTTCCTTCTAAAAGAGTTGCGTCTCTCTCTACTAAAGAATTTACAAAAAGCTCTCCATACGACTTTGAAGATCCCCAACGGCTATTAAAACTATCAATCTTGCGATGAGTAGAAAGTTGCCAGCAAGTATTTGTATTATCACTTGTTTTATTATAAAACAAACGAATAATAGAACCTTCATATGAAACATAACATTTGGAAGATTTTAAAACAGGTTCTACAAACTTTGTAAGATTTTCATCATCAGTATGAGAAAACTCAGGAGTATAACCAAATGATTGACAAATAACTTCTCCATTTTCGTTCTTAATAATACCACGATAAAGTTGTTGTACTAAAGGAGAATTTTCATCACATTCAGTAAAAGTATAACAAAGTAAATTTCCAAACTTGTTAATTTCTAAATTGTTATCAGGAATACTTCCGGTCTCCAAGGTTCCAGTTCCTGTGACAGAAATATTTTCTACTTTAGGAGTAGAAGGACGTGAAGATATAGGAGAGAAATCTTCTTCCATATCAGCCCAAGAAAGATTTGAATTTATATTTAAAGTAGACATTCTAAAAATTTATCAACTTACTATTATATTATATTTGTTTAAATTAATTTTTTACTTATATTTGTAAATATAAAAAATTAATTGCAAGATTTAATTGTTATTTAAAGTCATTTCTTATTAACTGCTTAATATACTTTCTATAATTATCACATTTAGGTTTTATAATATTATTCCAATTAAATAATTCTTCTTTTTTATACTCTATAATATTTCTATAGTTTACATTTGAATCAAAATTCCATATATAATATTTTATATTTTTTTCTGTTAATTTATAAGTCATTTCAATATTATCATCATTTATAATTCTTTGTAAAACTTTTTCTAACATTTTTGGAAATGGATGAAAATCTATTGCGCTATCTAATATCTTCACCTCATCTATCTCTATCTCTGAATATATTTTTAATTCCATATCACATATTTGTATCTCTCCTAACATTAGTTTATTAATTATACTATTTATCATATTAATTTCTCCTCTAAATCCTCCATACTGCATACGAATATACAATGCCAAACAATATTCATTTTTAAATAACTCATTCAAATCATAATTTAAAGTATTTGAATAAGTCTGTGGTAAATATTCCTTTATATCACACAATAATCCTACATAAGAATAAATAAAAAATATATCAAAAGTTGTAAATTTATAACTTTTACAATTTGATGCTACATAATACCATAATATTATAGGATAATATTTATTTATTTTTACATCTTCAAATGATATGATTGATAATCTTCGTAATAAAATAATTATTAAATCGTTTTCTATCATTTTCATTGTTGTATTTAATGCTATATCTTTCTCATATCTTCTTATTGCTTTTTGTAAATTTGATTTTAAAAGAGATACATTTGCTTCTTTCTCATTTTTAAATTTAGAATCCTGTTCTTGATGCCGGTAATTATTATAATTTTTTGAAGATTTTATAATACCTATACTTATTCTTTGATTTGATACAGAAATTATTACACAATTTGAAGGAGGAGTATTTGTTGTAAATACTCTTAAATTATCTACATCATATATAAAATAATATAAATATCCTTCAACTTGTCTAAAAGTTATATTTAATCTTGGAATATTAAATTTTTTTATAGATTTTATACAATGTTCGTATCTTTCCTGACAACCTGGTTTCATAATAAATAAATCACCATCTTCAAGTTCAAATGATATTACTTCTTTTGTATTTTTATCTCTAATAGAAAATTTTCGCGTTCCTCCTATACTAACACTATATATAGAAGAATTTAAAGCTTCTTTATCAGAGTGCCAATTTATTATTGATGTTTCATCTTGATAATAATGAACTAATCCATAATCAATTCTACAATCTTTTTCATTTAATAAAATTTTATTTTTTATATCTTCAACAGTATGTGTCCAATCAAGTTTAGGAAGTTCATATATAGAAAATATATCTTTATAAGTTTCTGAAATACAAACACAACTTTGTCTGCTCGCGTTTTGAGCTAAATAAGGTTTTACTTCATTATATAAAGTTTTAAAAAGATTATTAGGAAAGAAAGAACGGTGAAGTTCAAAATATTCGTATTTTACAGGACCCAAGGACTGGATTACATCATTATTTTCTTTTTTTGTTTTGTTACTAGGACTTATATTAAAATAATTTGTAATCATTTTAATGAGTTCTATAAAAGAACTTATTAAATTTCGTATTATTTCAGTTAATATCCTCTATATTGATATTTAATATTTTCTATTTTATCAATAGACTTAATAATATCTTCATATGTAATTTCAGAAGAAGCAATTTGTAATTCTAATCCATTATCAAGATTTATAGATGTATATCCTCCTTCACTAGATCCTATCGCATTATTAATATGTGTTATATATATAATTTTATTAACAGGTATTATCGTATTTCTTGATGTATATCTAATATTATTTTTTATAAATTGAAAAGGTTTCTTTAAATATAAATACATTTTTATATATATAATATATACTATATATATTATATCTCTTTAACTCTTTTTAGATTGTCTTTGTAAGTCTAGTAAAAGGACACGAACCTTCATTATTACATTTACACTTTTCAGCTTCATGTTCCTTTGAGAAAACAAGTTTTTGTATATTAGGATATGGAACGAATATTTTTGTTGACAAGATGTTAGTAGCTGTATCGCGAAGATTTGACACTAACGATAAAGGTCCAATTTCTTCATAGACCAGTGGACAAGTTACATATGAGAGTAGCCACTCAATATCTTCTAATGTTTCAATTTTTTCAGAGTATGTGTTGTGAGTTGTCAAATACTCTATTGAGGGTATGAAGTCCTTCAAGATGAAACCGCATTCTTCAACCAAAAATCTTGCACAAACAGCCGTCATTGGAACTTCACCAATATATCTCTCCTTGTATTTGTCGAAAAAGCTTTGTTGCAAGAATCCTCGCTTCTGCATCACCAGCAATATTTTTTTCAAATCTTTCCAGGTGTACAACCACGTCGCTCCAAACACATGACTACACATGTCCTCTTTTGACACGGTGAAAAAGTCCCAGTTATCAAGCACATAACAGAACAAGTCCTCATTATATATTCTGTAATATGGCCAAACAGACCGCGTCCTAAAACTAAAAGAATGAAATTTTAGACCCAGTTCTTCCACAAGATATATCAAAGAATTCCTTTTTAGTTCCTCGTCCAAAGAAGCCTTGTCAAGCAACTCCTGTTTCATTACTTTTGACATCTTTAAAATTTCTGGCGCAAATGCCCTCAAACATTCAACGTGATTATTTTTAACCGCTGTTTCTGGATTTGAACAACAACGCGTAAACCAGTTATAAAGTTTATATAACATTTTTGTATATAATATATATATTATACCTATACTTATTCTTTAACTTAATTAATAATAACAAGTTTGTTATTATTAATTTTTAATTAATTCATTAAGGACATTTCAATTTATTTATTGAAGAGTAATTTTCTTCTTCTTAGTAATTTTCTTTGGAGCAGAAGACTCATCGTCAGATGCAACCAAATTATCTTCTTGAGAAACACTCAAAGATTCAAACTTTGGAGTTTCTTCTTCAGGATTAATATTAATTACAGTTTCAGTTGATTTTGGAAGACCTCCAAATCTTAATAAATTCTTAAAGCCAGTTTCTTCATCAATCTTGAAAACAGCTTGATAAATCTTAGCTTGAATCTTAATATCTTTACCAACAAAGATTGATTCAAAACGAATAACAGGAGTAATCCAGCCACGACGATTCAAATTCTCAAGAGGATTTAATTCAGAAGTTTCAAGAACACCAGTTTCGTTAAGTTCATCTTCATCGTAAAAACGAGTCATGATACGAGAAGGAATTTCATTACCATCTTTATCAGTTTTAGTTTTAGCATACATTAATTTAGCATTTAAAATTGGAGCATTCATATCAAGTTCTTGAGTCTCCTTATTCTTAATATAAGAAATCGGAGTAATGCTATCAAGTTGTTCGCGAACCTTAAGAGTAGTCTTACCAACCTTCTTCTTGATATCAGCAGTCATAAGATGGTCCTTACACTTCTCAACAATTTCATTCATAGCTTGAAGCATCTGTTGTTGGCGTTCAGTAGCACCACTCTTATCAAAGAGAAGAATACCGACAGCATAACCAGTAAGATTACCAGTATTGTTATCGCGATTCTCCTTGATACCAAAGGTCTTACAACGATCAAGTTGGAAGAAGAGATCACTCTCAGTCTTACCATCAGGATTCTTGGTAGCTAAATTGATACGATAATAAGGAGGAATACCAGGCATTTCATTCTTGATTGGTTCGTCAAAAATAAGCTTAGAAGAGTCAAAGTCTAAAAGATCAGTTAGCTGATTAGTATCAGCGCGATTAATTGGTTTAATTTTTTGAGCAGACATTAGGTTAAGAGTTAAGTTAGGGGTGGGTTTATTAAGAGTTTATATATCTTTAAATTTGAATAAAAAATCAGTTAATGAAACATAAAATTATTTTTAAAAATAAATATTTTTTTAAAGTTTTTTCTTTATACTATTGTAAAAATGAATAATTTAAAAACATTTTTATGTTTGGCATTAGTCGTAATAATTGTCTGGCTTCTTTTCAAAAATCCAACAGAAGGTTTCCAGAACGCTTCTAATATTGTAAATCTTCAATCAAACACTCTTTATAATGTTGTAAATTCTCAAGGAAAAGAACTTGTAAGCAGTGCTTTTACTCCAATTATGTGTAATGATTGGATATTAAATCAAAACAATGTTCAATTTATTCCTCCTATGCAAAAAGGTTGGATGGTTAAACAAGTTACTAATGGAGTTTATATTCTTGAAAAACCACAAAAGAACGAATGTCTCTACACTCATTCCGAAATGAATAATAAAGACAGTCTTCGCTCCTATGTTTTAGGTGGAAATGCTGATACTTGTAATAAAAAGAATTTATGTGGAATGGAAACACTAAATCCTCAAGGAGAACTTGATCAAGCAAGTATGAGAACTTACTTTAAACTTTTACAAGCTCCAAACGGTGTTTATATAGTTAGTGTTCAAAATAATATGTATGTATGTCTTGATAATAATGGTGTTTCATTTAAAGCAACACCTGACTCTTCTTGTGTATTTACTTTCACAAAAATGTAAAAAAATATTTTTATAATTAATATATTTATAAATGAATATATTAACTTTAATAATTTTTATAATATTAGTATTTATATTAATCGCAAAAAAAGAATATTTTAATTTTTTTCAAGATTACCTGAATCAAAATTATTCAAAATCTAATTTAGCCGCTCTTTCAAGAAATGAACTTCAATCTCCTCCAACTATAGATCTTTCTAAAATAGATTGGTCTAAAGTTGATGATTATACTTATTCACAAATTGTTTGTTTAATTCAAGGATGTGATGAAAAAGCTATTATAAAAAATCTTCCTATTTCAACTCCTTAATCTACAAAACTTAATTCAGGTTTTTTATGAATAAGAGAAATAGCTTCTGTTATCTTAGATCTATTAATTCGTAAATTATGTTCATCAATAAAATTAAATAAAGCATCTTCATCAATATCTTTATTTTTAAGTTTTTTAATCTTTTTATAAATTGGATTAAATAACTTTCTTATATCTTCATGTTTTAATATTGATATATCATACCCTTCTATATTATCTATTAAATTATATTTTTTAATTAATTCTAATGCTTTTACAGGACCAACTTTTGGAAGTTTATTTTTTTTATTATAATCACATCCAATAAGAATAGAGAAATCTACAAATTGTTCTTGTGTTAATTCCATTGTTTCTAATAAATCTTCTAAATCTATATATGTAATAGTTCCATTCTGAACATCAAATGTTAATATTACTGATTTTGCTCCATGTGCAAAACAATCTGTATCACAACTTATAACAGATGATCCTATTCCTTGTTTTAACATTGAACAACAATATGCTTCTGCTTCTTCTGGAGCCATAACATAAGGAATTCCAAGAATATCAATTAAATCTCTTAAATGTTCGGTATCTTTATCTCCTATATAAATCATTTGCTTTTTTACATTTAAAATATATTGTTGTAACATATTAATATCATCTTGTGTAAAACTATCTTTTTGTAATACTTCATTTTGTGAAGATATTGTTAAATTTGACATAGAAAGAAGATTTTTTAATTTTGTTGTTCCTTCTTTATCTTTTATTTTCTTTATAATTTCATTTGCCAAATCAATTTCATCTTGTGTTAAAGTAGTTTCAGTTGAAATTTTTTCAATAATATCTTGAATAAGTTTCATTCTATCTTTAACCTTTTGGCGTTTTTCTTTTCTATCATCAATTTCATCTTTTTTTGCTTCAGGTGCTTTACCATCAAATACAGGTATAATATTAACTTTATTTCCTCGTAATGTTAAAAACATTTGTAACATAGAAGATAACCATTGTGAATTATTATTTCCAAATATAAATATGTATTTATATACATAAGAAGCTATATCTAAAAAAACAATTTTATGAGCATATAAACTTATATGATTAGTTTTAATAGTATCTGGATACTTTTTTTTTACAAATTGAAGAAAGCCATCTAAACCCATTTTAACTATTTAAAGTTATAAAATATATATTTAATAATCTTTTCTTTATACTATATTAAAAAATGTCAGAAGAATCAGTTATTAAAGAATCTTCTAGTCTCAAAGGTTCTATTGAAATTGAAAAACTTCAACAAACTATACAAGATTTGAATAAAATTATTCATCAAAAGAATGTTGAAATATTAGAAAAAGATGAACTTATATCTAATTTAGAAAATGAAATAAATTCCATCAATGAACTTATGGGATATAGTCCTGATATGACTTATGAAGAAAAGATAAAATTCCATGAAGAATGTGAAAAAGATTTAGAAGAAGCCGAATTATCTCTTGATGAGAGCACAAAAAGAGCATATGAAAATGATATGGAAAGAGAAGATAGAATGATAGAATGTGCTCTTGAAATTAACGAATTACAATTTGAAGTATCAGAGATTTTTAAAACACTTAAAAGTTGTATAAATGAAAATAAGCATGAAGATTATAAGAAATATAAACGTAATTTTTATGCGATGTTAGATTTCTTTTATCATAATTACCGTCCGCATGGATCTAATAGTGATGAGGTCCGGGACCCGAATACCGGAGATCTAAGATCGTGTAATGAAGAAGAAAAAATTGATGTTTTTGATTTAATATCAGAAATTGTTGATAAAGAAAAACGAGTTTATGAATTAGATGAAGAAATTAAAAATATTAAATAAATTTAAAAATATTAAATTAGCTTTAAATAAATATTTGTTTATCAACAAATATATTTGTTGATAAAATGGATAATAAACAACTATATCATATTGCTGGAGAGGTAATTGTGGTTGCCGGATTGAGTATGTATTTTATGAAACAATTAAAAATTCAAAAAGATGAATTAAAAGAACTTAGAGATGAAGTAAAAAAACATCAAGATCAAACTAATAAAAATTTAGAAATGATTTATAAGATTCTTGATAAAGCTTTTGGTATTAATACTCAACCTATTTTAAATCAAACCTCAAATGAAAATAAAGATCAGAGTAATACTGAATCAAAAAATAAGGAGGATCCACGATCCTCTAAAGAAAATTTTAAAAATTCTTCTCCTCAAATTATTCAACAAGAACAATCATTTGCTGTTCCAATGATGTCAATGTTAGCAATGACAAATCCTCTTGGATTTGGTATTGTACCAGTCCCAAGGACTGGATTACAAGAAACACAACTACGTCATCGTAATCGTCCTCCTCAAACAGAGATTCAAATAGTTGATGAACAATCTACTAAGATGAATGGTCAAGGATTTACAAATAAAACTAGCATGCAAATTCAAGATAATTTTGATAGTGATAATGATGATGAAATTATGGAAGAATTAATTGAATTGGAAAGACCTGATGAAGATGAAAATGAAGATGAAAATGTACATCAGGAAACTTCGAATGATAATCAGACCTTCATTAGTAATGAACAATCAGATCAATCTAATCAAAATCAAGAACCGGAATCTTGGAGACCGGAACCGGAATCTTGGAGACCGGAAGAAGTTCAAGAAAAACCATTTTATCCAGAACCATCTAAAAAGAAAAAAATTTCTAAAAAGCAAACTTAAAATTGAATATAATATTAAATAAACAAATATAATATTATATGAGTTTATATACTGATAAAAAGCTTTTTTTATCATTTATAAAAGAGCATCGTGTAATTCTAGAAGATATCTACAATAAATATATCAAAGACTATAATATATCTAAAAACGATTTTTTTAATTTTGCTTTTAAAAATACAAGTATAAATAATTCTAGTGCTGAATTATATAAAAAATATTCATATTAAAAATGTCGTTAGATAATTCAGACGAATATCAAAATAAATCTAATTTCTTATCTAATCCTGGTTCAGGATCATGTAATGTTTTAGACTTAAACGAAGATTATTTTACAGAAGAATATGAAAAAGATGAAGAACTTGATTTATATTTAAATATACAGGAAGAGATAGACTTAATTTATTACTATATAAAAGATATTTGTAATCCGGAGTTTAGCTCCGGTAATCAGGAGTTTAGATCTGGGAATACAATATTCCCATTATTTGATAAACTGTCTAAATCAGAACTAATGGATTTCTTGTATTCTGATATAGAAATAGATGATAAATTCTTTTTTTAAATTTTTATAATAATTTATTATAAAAATTATTTATTTCAAGTACAATTTAACCTTAAAACAAAATTCTTTTAAATACCATTTATTAATTCCGTTTTTTCAAGCTTTCCAGAACTGGAAAAATATTGTTATTTTTATTTATATATAAAGAGGCTTAAAGGAACGCTTTTTATATATAAACTAATACGAAATCAAGATGGCTCCAAAAACTACTAAGACTACTACTGCTCAAACCCCTGCTGCTGCTCCTTCTAAGTCTGAGAAGAAGACTGTAGAGAAGAAGACTGCTTCTAAGAAGAAGGAAGAGAAGCCAGTTGAGACTACTCCAGCTCCAGTTGAAGAGAAGAAGCCTCGTCGTGCTCCTTCTGCTAAGAAGGAGAAGCCAGCTGTCGAGCCTGCTTCTGATTCTGAGGCACCAGCTCCAAAGGAGCGTGCTTTGCCAGTTAAGCCAACCAAGGAGTCTATTAACTCTGAGTGGGAGGGAATTATTGAAACTGTTAATGCTGAGATGGGTCGTCTTCGTGATACCAAGCAACCAAAGGGTAAGGGTACTAAGTTCCTTAAGACTCTTAACAAGTTGATTAAGCAAGCTTTACAACATACCAATCGTGTTACCAAGTTTAAGAAGGTTGCTCCTCGTAAGGTCAACTCTTCATCTGGTTTCTTGAAGCCAGTCAATATTTCACCAGCTCTTGCTGCTTTTACTGGTTGGGATGTTAATCAAGCTTACTCTCGTACTGCTGTAACTAAGTTTATTTGTGAATATGTCAAGAAGAATATGCTCTTTGATCAATCAGAGGGTGGTGACAAGCGTAATATTATTGTTGATGATAAGCTTAAGCGTTTGTTGAATTATGATCCTAAGAATCCTCCAAAGGATGCTGAGGGTAACTCTCTTCCTCTTACTTATTTCCGTCTTCAACAATATTTGAAGAGTCATTTCTCCAAGCCTTCTAGTGTATCTGTAGAGGATGAGGAACTTGACGAGGAGTAAATTAAAATGAATAATGAATTAAAAAATAAATAAAAATAAAAATTAATAATTTGCGAAAGCAAATCATTAATTGTTTGATAATCTAAGTCCTGTAATTCATCATTATTTTTGTTGTTGTAAATATTTTATATAATTTTCCTGTGTCATTATTATATTTTTATATCTTTCTATTCTACTTTCCATTTCTTCTATTATACTATATAACTCTTGTATTTTAATATTTAACATATACAAAGCTGTTATTGAATTTTCATCTGTTTCACTCATTTTATAATAATTATATTATAAAATAAAATATTTTTTTTATTTACAATCCGGCACACTTTCGTAATTTATCCAATGCTTTCTTCTCTAAACTCTTTATCTTTTGTTGATTACTTGTGGTAGCACTCTTTGTTCCTGATATACTTTTCATTTTTTCTAATATTTCCTCTAAAGTAGGATTTTTTTGTGGTATAAATGATTTAGTCTCTTCTGAAATCTGACTCTGAATTTCAACTTCTTTCTCGTCTGATTCTGTAATAGGTGGTTGTAAAGCTCTTATCTTTCGTTTTAATGTATCTACTATATTATTTGAACCTTTTATATTTATTATCATATCTCCTATTGTTATTGGAACTATTATATCTTTATCTGTTACTGAAACACATTTCTTTATATTTAAATCACATACTTCTCCATCTGGACAACTTAAATCATCTATCAATGATTGTTCTGTATTATAATATTCTTTTGTAAAACAATCTTTATGTATTTTTTCAGGAGGTGTAATTGTTGATAATAATTCTTCTGGTTTCATTTCAAACTCTGAAGTCTTTGTCTCAGGTATTTCTTCCTCTTCAAATGTAATTAAAGGTTTTTTCCGTAAAGATATTTCTTCTACTTTTTCTTCCTCCGCAGGACGGAAAACTTCGTTTTCCTCTAAACCAGGTTCTTCTATTTCTACTTTCTTTTTTCTAAAAATAGGTTGTATAGGAGGAACTAAAGGAACTGATGGTTCAGGCTCTTCTATCTCAATTTTCTTTTTTCTAAAAATAGGTTGTATAGGAGGAATTATTGTTTCAGGTTCTTTTACAGGAGAAATTACAGGAGTAGAAAATATTTGAGGTTCTTCAGCAAAAGTTATTTTCTTAACTTTCTTCTTAATAACTTCTACTTCTTGTTTTCTCTTTTTTAATTTATCGGATATAATATCTATTAAATTTTTATCTTTACTATGAATCTTATTTCCATTTATCTCTGATATAAAAAATTCTGCTTCTTTTATTTTATCTTGACAATATTTTGTATCTAAATTACAAGAAATTTCATCTCCACAATATACAGAATTTTTAGCAGATTCTAAATCAAAATCTGGTTGATCTAACCAATCATTTATCATAAAACAAGATTGCTTTGATTCTTCTTCTTTTTCAGAAATTCTTTCTTTTTCTTTTTCAGCAACCTGAATTGAACTTTGAATAATTTCTATTTTTTCTTTCATTTTTTCTAACTCTTCTGTCTTTTTCTGTATCTCTGCTTCCGGTATTCGGGTCCCGGCCCTCATTTCTTTTGTTGGTTTCTTTAACTCTCCAACATACTCTTCAAGTTTTTGAATTCTTTCTTCGTATTTCTCTAAATTTTTTTGCAATTTTATATTAAGCTCTTCTATATGCTTATCAATAATTTCTTCCTCTTTTCTACCTATTTCTGACTCAACTCTTAGATTCTCTAATATATAATCACATAAATCTTCTCTTTCTTCAATTGATGGTACTTTCCAACCTTTTGCTTTTATTATTTCTATAAAATCATCCTTTGTATATTTTCCTTTTCTTAATACCTCTTGTCTTTGACTAGTAATCCGGCCCTCGGGACCGGCAACTTCAGAAACAGGAATAACTGGAGAAACACGAGGAGAAACTTTAGGAATAATTGGAATATTAGGAATAATTGGAATATTAGGAATAATTGGAATATTAGGAATAACTCTTGGAGCTTTCTTCTCTCTTAGTCCTAGCTTTTTATCCCATTTATCTATAATTGTTTTTGCTAAAACAGCTCTGTCATTAGTTAATCTTTCTGACATTGAAGCCATATCTGTTACAACTGCTTTTAGCTTGTTTTTTACATCTTCATTATTAAATAAAATTGAATTTTCTTCAAATTTACCCTTGTATTTATCAGATAATTGAGATTTAAAATTGTTTAAACTTAAAACTCGTTTTCCATTAGGTGATGGTGCATTATAATAATATAAAACTGCCATAGCTTCAAGAAGCATTTCTTCAGAAATATCTTCTCCAGAATATGGAGGAGGACTCAAATCAAGAGATTCTGGTTCTTCAAAATTGATTTTTGGTTTAATCTTAGGAGATATTTTAACTCCTGGAGAAACAACAGAAGGATATCTTTTTTCAATTTCTGATAGTTCATCATTTGTTAAAGAAGGTATTACTGGTCTTTCAGGAATTGGTATCTTTAATTGTTGATCTTTAGATATCAATTTCTGTTTAAAATGAGAAATTAATTGATTTCTAATTTTTTCTCTCTCTTCTTTATTAGAAATCTTAGATATTTTTTTACGAAGAATTGTCATCTCTTTATTTATCTTAGCACAATTTTCAACTTTAGTTCCTGTAACATCTGAAATACCAATAGTTGAAACTGCTTTACGAACAATAGAAGCATTCATATTGGTTGAAACACACTGAGAAACTGCGTCTTCAAAATAATCATCATCTTCGCTTAAATATCTATCCCAAGGAAATTGTTCAGCTGTATCTCCTTTTGTACGACCCATTTTTAAAATAAAATCAAGAAAATAAATTCAATTTTCTTTAAATAATTTATATTTCTTCTTTAAAATATTATTATTAATTCAGTTTATCTACTTAAACGCTAAAATAATAATATTTAAAATGACAGATCCTATTAAACCAGAACTTCTTAACATTAGAGACACTCGTGTATATGCAGAAAAAAAATTTAAATATACTAATAACTCTTTATTCACTCAATTAAAAGTTAAACGTCCAAATCTTTCTAATAAAAAAAATAAAATCTCTAACATAAAACTCGTTATTAACGATGTTGAAATTAAACCTACAACAACTACTGATAATTTTTGGATTTGGGATGTTTATACCATTAGAAATGATATCAGAGATCTTTTCCCTGAAACTGATGAAGAAGTTCTTCTAAAACGTCTTGAAACTACTCTTGTTTATAATGGTCTTAGAGCTATTCAATTTTATAATGGATTAACTCACGACGAATTATCTAATTCTATTTTTAGTCTTGAACTTGATATTTATTTCAATTTTACAGCAATTAATAGTCCTAAATATTTAGATATTATTGAAACTTATCTTCAAAGTGATATAAGAAAAGAATGTGACAACTAATTTATTTAATTATGTATTTTATCCTCAGAATATATAATTTCTTCACTTTTATTTTTATTTTCTTCAGAAGAAGATATAGGGTCTTCGGAAATACCAGATCCATCGCTTCGCTCGGACAATCTCCGATTGTCAAGGACTGGATTAGAAGGAAAATTATATTCTTGAAACTCATTTAATATACCAGTAGAATATCCTGGTTCTCCAAATAATATACTATATAATAAAAATAAACATATTAAAGATATATAAAATTCAATCATTGAATTATTTGAATATTTTAATTCATTGTCCATTTTTTATTATTATTTTTATATTTTAAAATAATAATAATTTTTAAATTTTGTTATTTTCAAAAATTATATCAACCATTCTTTCAGGACTTGTATTTAATTTAAAATTATCCATATAATCTTCATCAGGTAAATCTAATAATGTCATACCATAAAATAACATAACTTTATTTTCAACTTTAGAAATCCATTTTAAAAATTTTTTATCAATTTTTTTACCTGACTCTAAATACCAATCAACATATGTTTTCATTTTATTATAAAATTATATTTTTTTAAGTTAATAAATTCCTGCTTTTCTCATTTTTTTATTTACTGATTTACTATATGGAATATTCTTACCTCTTTTTCTTCCTTTTCTTTTATTTTCTATACTCTTTTCTCTTTTTGTAAGCATCTTTCTTACTTTTTTAGGTAAATATCTTGATTGTTTTGGCTTTCCTACATAACCCCATTGTTCCTTACTCCATTTTGTTAGACTATTACAATTGCTTTTCTTTCCCTTAAATTTTCCTCCTGATTTCTTATATTTTGCTACTAATAATTGCGCTTTTCTAGCACTCCACTTTCCTGCAGGACCTCCTTTACTTCCTTTCATAACAGATTTCTTTAATCTTTCCCAAAGTTTAGGATTTGATTTTACAGCCTTTGAAGGCTTACATCTTTTTGATCCTTTCCCCCAAGGAGATTTTTTATTTCTAGTTCTTTTAATTTTATAAGATAGCATTTTATTATTAATAACATTATAAAAAATATTTTTTATTAAAAATTAATCAATATCCACTTTTTTAAGAAGTTTATCTCTTGTTGTTTGAATAAATATTAAAAAATTTGTAACATTATCGCGTTTTGTTATGGGTTTAAACAATTCGCATCTTATAATTCTTGCTAAATTAGATAAATCATAACTTATTTCTTTTAATTTATTTCCTTTCTTTGAAAATGAAAATAAAGTATATACTGAAGATAAAATAGCACTAGATGCTCCAAAAACAACATTTATATTATTTTTTATTTCTGATGGAACACTTGATGATGAAATATATACACTTGAAACTCCTAATACTATCAAACTTACTTGTAAAATTTTACCATATTTTATATAAAAGTTTGCCTTATTATTTGTAGTTTCAGAATCATTAAAGCAAACTTCTGAAAAATTTAAAATTTCATCTTCCATATCATCAGTCCAATTTATAGTATCTGTATTTTCTTCTAAAAGATTTTGATCTTTAATCTGATTAGAGGAATGTCGGGATACGAAACCCGATTCTTCATTTTTTAATCTGAAATTATTTTCTGTATTTTTAGATATATTGTCACTATATCTAGAAGAAAATGTATTTACTTCTGAAGATCGTGAGTCTTCTACTGAAAGAGATTTTTTTGATATTAAAAGAGATTTTCTTAATGATTTTATAATATTACCAATATCAATACGTTTACAACCAGAATCAAGAATTTCTTTGGAAGGTCTCATAGATTCATTTTTTGAATAAATATCTATTTTTAAAGATGAATCTAGATTTTCTACAATTTGAGTTGGACTTGTGTAAGAAATAGTAGGAGAAGCAATAGAAGTATTTGAAGATTTTAAAACAAGGTTTGGTGTATAATTAAAATTAGTAAGATTCATATAATAAAAAATAAAAATATATTAAAAATAAAAATCTATTTTTAAATCAAAAATATAAAACAATAAGAATTTTATTTTTTTTTCTTTTAATATGTTAAATATACAACAAAATGTCTTACATGTATGATGTTAGTAATCCATCTTATAGAGATGCCGGATGTCCTTCTCAATGTTCTTCTATGTACGAATATTCTACTGTTAGCGAAATGAATGGTGTTAGTGGTGCTGTTCCAATCCCTCCATCTTCTCAACTCCGTTTATATCAAATGCCAACTACTGTAAATGCTGCAGGTCAAACTGGTAATGTTGCTGCTCCAGGTACTGCCGGTATTGCTCAAGCTCCAGCAGGTTTCATTAGACGTCGTATGAATTAAATAGCCCAACTATTTAAAAAACGATTTAAAAAATGATTTTCTAAAAAATTATATTATACATTTAAAATATAATTTTTTATATATAAAAATGAGTAAAAATAAAGATGACTATGATGCTGAATTTGATTTAAATAAAATTATTAAAAAAAATAAGAAAAAGAGTAGAGTAGCAGAAGATGATTCTGAAGAAAAAACTTTATATCTAAAAGAGTTTAATATAGATACTATGCCACCTTTAGATGCGAATGATAAAAACGGAGTTAAAATTGTGGTTATAGGGAAGCCAGCTACTGGTAAATCGACAATTATTGCAGATATAATTGCGTCAAAATCTCATATTATTCCTGTAGCTCAAGTTTTTTCAGGAACAGAAGATTCTAATCACTTTTATAGTGAAAAAATTCCTTCTGTTTGTATCTTTAATAAACTTGATATGACTGCTATTGAACAATTTGTTGTCAGACAAAAAATAGCAAAACAATATCTTGAAGTTCCTTGGGCCATGCAAATTATTGACGATTGTACTGATAATCCTAAAGTATTCAAGGAACCTGTATTTCAATCTTATTATAAAAATGGTCGTCACTGGAAAATGCTTCATATTTTATCTCTTCAATATTCTATGGACATTCCTCCTGCAATTAGAACTAATATAGATTATACTTTTATTCTTAGAGAATCAAATGTATCTAACAGAGAAAAACTTCATAAAAATTATGCTTCATGTATTGATAGTCTTTCTGAATTTAATCAAATTATGGATGCTGTAACAGAAGATTATACCGCTCTTGTTATTTGTAATAGAGTTCAATCTAACAAAATAGAAGATTGTGTATTCTGGTATAAAGCAGATCCTAATCGTCTTCCAAGAAACTGGAAATTTGGTCATCAAACATTCTGGGAACATAATAATGAACGTCTTGATCCTAACTATAGAGATCCTTTTGTTATTTAAGGAAGACCTTATCGAAAATATTTTTAAATAATTTAATTTATAAATTAAATTATTTTATTTTATAAATTATAATACAATGTCATTTGATGATAAAGTATGTGGTCCTAAATCATCTAAACATGTTAAAGCTTACACCAGAAATGAACTCTTAAATCTTATTGTTAATTCTGGCAAAGTTACTATTAAAGAAGCTAAAAATATGAATATGAAACAACTTTGTGAAAGTCTTGGTATTCAATATACTGACCCCTCTGGTTATGCCAAAAATATTATTTTTGATGACTATGAAAACTGTGTTCAAACTAAAAAAGAAGATATTCTTATTCAACATAAAAAAGAAATTGAAGAAAAAGGTATTGACATAGCTACTGCAAGAACTATGAATAAAGAAATACTATGCGACTTTATATACAAAGAATCTGACCCCATAAAAATCCCAGAAGATTTTACTAATAAAGACTGTTCTAAATACATATATAATGTTGTTGAACTTAGACGTATTGCTATAAATCTTAAACTTGATGTTTCAAGAGCAAGAACTGCTAAAGATTTATGTGATTTACTTTCTAAATATTATGCTCAGAAAAAAATGAAATTTGATACTTCTATTAGTAGCGATTGGAAAGAATATCCTAATCAAGAACATCCTTGTATTATTCCTCTTACAACAGAAGGAAATCTTTCTCTACAAGAACATCAAAAACTTGTAGTAAAACATTTATTAAATCATCGTTCTTTATTAGCTGTTCATTCAACTGGTAGTGGAAAAACTCTAACAGCTGTTGCAGCAATGCACTGCGTTCTAACTAAATTTCCTAACATTAAAGTTGTTGTTGTAACTCCTCTAAGTTTAGTTGATAACTTTAAAGAAAATATTTTAAGATTTGGTATAGATATTGATGATCCACTTTTTACAAACAAAGTAGAAATAAGATCTTACGATGAATATATTAATCAACAAAAACGTAAAAAAGAAGTTGAGTGTAATAACACTTTCTTAATTATTGATGAAGCTCATAACTTTAGAACTAGTGTTACTATTCAAAAAGAAGGTATTAAAAAAGGTTCTGGTGCTTTTATTATGATGAAATGCGCTTCTCAAGCTTTTAAAGTATTATTATTAACTGCTACTCCTCTTGTTAATAGCAGAATTGATCTTTATAACTTATATAGAATGGTAGAAGGCATTGATCCTAGTACTATAATACAAAATAAACAAATTAGCGAAGGAATTGATATTGAAAGTGAATTTCATAAAATGTTTAAATGTAAAGTAAGCTATTATGAACCTCCTAAAGATAACTATCCTGAAAGAATTGATATTCCTATAGAACAAACAACACTTTATATGGATGATGATTATTATAAAGAATATAAACTTATCGAAGAACTTAAAGCACCTTCTGCTATTGTTGATATATTACACTTAGCTGAAAAAAATGTTTTCCTTCATAATTTAAGAAAAGCTGTTAATACCATTGATAAAGTTAGAACTCCTAAAGTTGATTGGGTTGTTGATTTTTTAAAACGCGAATATGAAGCTGGCAGAAAAACTATTGTATTTAGCAACTGGAAAATGGCTGGAATGAATCTTATTCGCGAAAGACTTGATAAACTTACTGAAGAAGGTTATAAAAATATGTATGCTTATATATCAGGCAATGTTTCTCCAAATGTTAGAAGAATTATTAAGAAAAGATATAATCAAGATAAAATTAAAACTTTACTAATCACAAGAGCTGGAGGTGAAGGATTAAACTTAAAGAAAACAAGAAATGTTATTATATTAGAAAGTAATTGGAATCCTTCTATTGATGAACAAGTTATAGGAAGAGCTATCCGATATAAATCTCATGAAGATCTTCCTCCTGAAGAAAGAAATGTTAGAGTATATAAATTACTTCTTAAAAAACCTACTTGGAGTACTGATAATAAACCTAGCGTTGATGACATGCTTTATAAAATGTCTCAAGAGAAGAAAGTTGTTATAGATTTTTATAAAAAATGGCTTCAAAATGCCTCTATTGAAAGAAATAACTGCAATTGTTATCTTGCAGCAAACTCTAGTTTAGTTGGATGCGAAACTATGTATGTTCCTGGTAGATATATTAATCCAAATGAACTTCCTTATATTCCTCGTAAAGATGAAGGATATCAAGCTCCTGGAGAATTTACAAATCTTGCAATTCGTCCAGAGGATATTGGAGAAAAAGTTTGGTTAAAACTTGCAGGTCTTCAAAAAGATATTTTAACTGGAAATTTAAGAAAAATTGTTCGTAAGAAAGATATCAAACAAATTGTTTTTGAAGATGATATCTTATTTGAAACTGATCCTGTTCCTCCAAGAAGACCTAAAAAGAAAATTGTTTTTGACGAAGATGATGATGTAAAGGAAATAGGGCTAGGACCCGATAACAAGAAAGAATATCCAATTAAATCTCAAGTAAAACCAGTTGTTTTAGAGACAACTGAAGAAGATGATTTATTATTTGAAGTTGAAGAAAAGAAACCTGAAAGAAAGAAAATTGTATTCGAAAGTGAAAGTGAAGAATCATCATCCGAAAGTGAAAAAGAATCAGAAAGTGAGAGTGAAGAATCATTGTCTGAAGAAGAATTTGAGTCAGAAAGTGAAGATATAGAGGATATTTATCATCCCAATTCTTCATCTGATGAAAGTGATAATGAAGAAGAGGAAGAGATATTAAATAAAGCTTATAAAAAATTAAAAATAGAATCAGATGATGAAGAAGAATCTGAAAGTGAGCCAGATTATGAACTTAAAGAGTAAAAAATATTTATCTATAATAAAAATACTTAAAATGTTTAATAATTTAGTAAAGAATATTCATTTTAATATATCTAAACATACTGTATTAAGAGAAAAACCTACATTATTATATATTTCTACATTTGATAAAGCATTTATACCTTATAAAATTATTGATAATGTTGAAAAATATATTCCAACTCCTATGAAAAAAATTTATCCTGTAAATTGTCAAGTTGATAAAGTATATTATACTTATATTGAAAGTATTACCGGGCCCGGGACCCGGAATAATAAAATAATTCCTGTTCAAGAACAATATATTGATATACCTTTATATTCAAAAGATTATCTTTCAAAGAAAGAATATCCATTTGCTTCTATTTTAGATATAAGTTATATTGATTATAACTTTCAAACATTTCCTCTTCCAACTTTTGACGATGAATATATTAAATTTATATCTGAAAGTAAAATTAATGCTGTTTATAAAGAATTTGATAGTCTTATTAAATATTTTAAAATTAAAGATGTTATTCATGGTTATAAAATAACCGATTCCACTTATATATTCTTTGATAATGATAATAAAATTATTGATATTAATAACTTTAAAGAATCTACCGATAATCAACAAAAAATAAAATAAAAAATAATTATATTTTTCAAATATAATTATCTAAGTTAAAATATATACTTTATTGTATTTTTAAGTAAATCGTTTGTTAAACACTTATTTTTTAGTCTTATATATAATTCTTCTTTAAAAAGCTTGATATCCCATTTTATCTGTCTATATGTTTTGTAACTAATTTCATCATAACTAAACATATATCCATTTCTTAATAATATCGTCACTGAGGTTGGACATATTCTGTTTATAATTCTATTATATATTATTAAATCTTTTTCAAAATTTGGAGAATTTTTATTACTTCTTATTCTTGCTCCTCTTTGAAGTAATAATTCTGTCATTTTTTTACTACAACTATTTCCTATCAATGGTACATTATTTTTTGTTAAACCATTTATCAAATTATCATATTTTTCTGTTCCAGAAAAACTATTAAGAATAAATATTACATTATCTATATCATCTTTTTTAACACTTTCATATAATGAAAAAAGTGTTTCTTGAAAATCTCTTTCTCTTTTGTCAGAAATCAAAATATTTATATATTTGCTTTTCTCGGTCTTCGGGTCCCGGCCCTCATCAAATAAATCATTTCTTAAATAAAAATAATTATTCATATCAGAATATGGATTATTCCAAGGAACACACTTATTCATTAATAGTTTTAATAATTCAAGCTCTTTGTGTATAAGAGATAAAGATATTATACTAATATCTTGAAAATTTATATATTCTGGATTTAAATATTTTTTTAAAATATACCAGTGTGTATTATTTCCAAAAAAATAATTTATATTCTCATTTATTATTCTATACAAATGATTATCATTTACTATTTCTCCATTTACTAGATAATCAGCAATATGAACAGTATATTTATCTTTTATACTATTAAGTATAAGTTGAAAGAAAAATAAATCAACATTTTTTTGATTACCTATATTACTAAGATCTGGATTAGAACAATTATAATGATATGTCATAAATTTTTTTAACATTTTCATACAATCTTTATTCACTTTATAAGTACCTGATCCTGGACTGTTATGCGATTGTGATTCATCGCGAAATAATGTTAATAACATGTTTATTAACATTTTTTCATCATTAGTAATATTATTTTCATTACTATATAAATTATCAAATAAATTTTTATTCAAAGCTTTGCTTTCTTCTGAAAAATCTGTTAAATAACGAATTATATATCTACAGTCTTCATTTCTTTCAAGACTTCTTAACATATTTTATATATAATATAAATATTTATATATTTTATATAATCATTCCTATAAATCACTTTTTCGCACCTATATTTAACATTAGTAATTAACTGATATTTTTTCTTTATTATATATTATATTATACTATACTTTTTATAAATGTCTCGTAATCAAGATATTGGGTCTCGTAAAAAAATTATATTCGAAGACTCTGATTGGGATCAATCTCATAATATTCCTTCTGATTCTATTCCTAAAATTAAGAATCGTATTAAACTTGGTCTTTGTTGTATTAACACTGAACTAAGAGAAAAAAAACAACCCATTTATTGTAATCGCACTATGATTCGTCGTACTTTTTCTATTGAACGAGCCAAAGAATCTGCTCTTAAAAATGTTAATGATATTATTCCTATTATCAAATGGAATACAGAGAATGATATTCATCATCTTAGACTTAGTAGCGATATGTTTCCTCATTATACAGATCCTGAAACAGAAAAATATACAATGGATTTTTGTGATGATGCTCTTAAAAAAGCTGGAGAGTTTGCCAAATCTTGTAATCATCGTATAACAATGCATCCAGGTCAATTCAATCAAGTTGGTGCTAATACACAAAAAGTGTTTGATAAGACTTGCGAAGATCTAAGTATGCATGCAGAAATTCTTGATAGAATGGGAATAGATGATAATGGAATTCTTTGTGTTCATGGAGGAGGTTTATATGGAGATAAAGAAAGTGCAATTAGAAGATGGATAGAACAATACGATGATCTTCCAAAATCAGTAAAAAAAAGATTAGCAATAGAAAATTGTGAGAAGTGTTATTCAGTTCGTGATTGTTTAGATATAGCACAGGCAACAGGAATTCCTCTAATATACGATTGTCATCATTATGAATGTTACAATCAATTACATCAAAATGAACCTTATGAAGAAATAGAAGATATGATGCCAGAAATAATAGAAACATGGAAAAAAACAGAAAGAGTTCCTGTATTCCATGTATCAGAACAAGCACCAAATAAAAGAGTAGGAGCTCATTCCGATTATATAGAAAAGATACCAGAGCATATGCTTATGGTTCCAGCAGAATATAATATTGATTTACATATAGAAGTAGAAGCAAAAATGAAAGAAAAAGCAATTAAACAAATAATGAATAATTATAAATATTTATTTTAAAGAATTAATAAAATTTTCTTTTTAATTAATTAAAAAGAAAATGGCACGTATGTCTCGTAGTTATTGTAAAAATACTCCAGTTAGAAAAATGGGATTTTCGCAAAGAAGCAGTTGTAAAGCACAAGGACTTCTAAAAAGAACAGGAAAGTCTAATAAAGGAAAATATATTAAAAGTCCTAAATATAAAAGTCATATCATTTATAAAGTAAAAAAATCTAAATCACCTCTTTTTTATAAGAGAAAGAAGAGTATAAGTAGAAGAACAGGAAAAAGAAATCCAAGAGTTCCAAGAAAGACAAAAAGAGAAAATATAAGACATTCAAGTGATTTATTTACAGATGAAAATCCAAAAGGAACCGTAAAAGGATTAAAATTTATTAATGCTAAAGAAGCAAGAAAAAGTGTAAAAAGATTAAGAAGTTTGTATAAAAATAAAAAGATTACATATGCTCATATGAGACAAATAGGAACAACAATGGAACAGAGAAGCAGATTTCATTCGCATCCAACAAAAAATATAAAAGAGGCAAATAAAGTATGGAAAAAATTTAATAAAAGTTTTTCAAAACATTAATTACTTTTAGAAAGATTTATATGTCTTTGTTCTATCATTTGATTAAAATCAGATGATTTTTGAAGACTTTTTTTTAGGTCATAATTTTCTTTGAATGCTAATATATATTTATCAAGACAATCAAAATAATCTTTTTGATAATCATTTACAAGAGATTTATAATCTTCAACAATAGTTTCATATTCCTGATTTCGAGTTTCATATTCAAGACATTTTATCTGGTAATCCTGACTAAGGATCTGGTAACCATGAGTCAAGCTCAGGTACTCTTTAATTTTATTTTCTAACATAAGATTAAGTTTATTAATTTCTTCATTTTTATTTTTTAATTCAATTTCTTTATTTTGAAGTTCTAAAGAATGTTTCTTTTTTAGTTCTGAAATTTCTTGATTATAATCTTTTGATATATCTATATTAATAGATAATTTAGGACCCTCTTTAATTTCTGTATTTTTTAAAGAATTTCTAAATTCTAGACACTTTTGGCTAGGATGATTAATATGTTTCTCAAGATTATTTTTGTTTAAAAAAGTTTTTTTACAATATTGACATATATTACTCATTTAATAATATGTAAATATTTTATTTTATTTATTTTGATTTATTGATGCTGCTTCTTCTAATATAGATTGATATGCTTTAAAACTAATTGAATATATATCAAACGGAGAGAATCTTTTATTTATTGGTAATATCATTTTACCTTCAATCCAAGATCTTAATTTTCTTAAATTATTACTTGTCATTGTATAGTGAGGTCCTTTTTTATCAAACTTAAAAAAATTATATACAATAGTAGCAGTTGTAGTTAATGCTCCTGCAACTATATTCCATTTTGATATAACTTCTGTAGATGCTTTGCTAGCTTCAACATAAACAACTCCACTTCCTAAAACAAGTAAGCTAAATTGAATGCCTTTATCAATATTAGTATTTATTTTTCCAAGTTTTTTATATTTTTCTTCAAGACGTTTTAATTCTTCTATTAAATCTTTTAATTCATCTTTTTCATCTACTTCATACCATTGAGTCCATTCTTGAGCGTAATTTTGAACACTATCATTTCCATCTAAATTTCCCTCTGTATATTTTAAAGTTATAGGAAGCTCGCTACAAAGTTCGCTAAAAAGATTTTTTCTATCAATTTTTCTAACTCTTAATTTATTATTAGAGGATCCTGTATCTTCTTTATTTTTATCGGTGTTCCTGACTCCGAGGTTCAGATTCTGGTCTAAACCCTCATTACCAGAATTTAATGAAAGTGATTTAAATTTATTAGGAGTTGATTGAACACTTTCACTAACTTTACTCATTTCTATTTTATTACCGGACCCATCGCTTCGCTCAGGAACTCGGAGAGTTCCAAAGTCAGGAATACCTGTATTATTATTATTTTCAGAAGACTTAAACAATCTATTTTCTTTTTGAGACATTAAATAATTCATAACTGCGTTTATACTTGTTCCTGTATTTGTTTTTTCCAATTCTTTTTTTATTTTATTTTTTCCATCATCAATAACTTTTTCAGAAATATTTTTAACTAAACTTTCAAGCTCTTTATTTTTAGCTAATTCAATCTCGCGAATAATATTATCTGGTAATCCGGTCCTTGGGTCCGGTAACTCTAAATTATTTACATCGTCTAATGCTTTTAAGATAGGTGTTGAAGGAATATTATCTAATATATCTTTTTCAGATATAGAATCAGTAATAAAATTTGTATCAATAATCAGAGAACCTGGAATAATTGAATTTATATCAATTACAACATCAGAAGAAGAGCCTGAAGGAGATACTATCTTTGATAATATATCCAATGTTTTACTCATTTATATTCAGGATAGAAAAAAAATCTTTTTTATATATTTATTAAAGAAAATATTTTCTTTAATAAAATTAATTATTACCTGAGCTTGACTCAGGATTACCTGAGCTTGAAACTTTTTTAGTTACCGAGCAAAGCGATGACTTTAGGATTAACACATAGGATGGAACTCCCAATTTAATAATTCACAACATTGTTTATATATCTCATCATGTTCTCTTAAACGAGAGTGTGTCTTAAGTGTATTTAAATCAGAATAAGGAACTCTTATTCCTTGTTTTAATAATAATTGTCTCAACACATAGTGACTATTTAAAAAATTCTTTCTGTAACAACTTATTCCTTTTATTGATACAAATACTTTTACTAACTTATCAAAATCATCATATAATTCTTTCTCATACTTACTTATATCAGGTTTTGATTTTCCAGTAAGCTGACTAAATATAAGTTGTGTATCTTCATAGTATTTAGATTTTTCAATTTCTTTTAAAAATGTACGTATATGCTGTTTTGTTACTTTCTCATATTTTGATCCAGAATCATCCTTATTTAAAAGACCATGCATTTCAAGCATCTTCTCTAAATTATCATATACACTTTGTGGTATATGTTTATTTTGTTTTCCTTGATACTGATTTATTGTATCACGAAAATGACACTTTTTCTCATAATGATATTTCTGTGTCATATTAACTCTTGAATAATCATAAAAAGTAACATTATCTGTAAAATTAGAATTATAAACCATTCCGCATTCTCCGCAAACTATTTGACATCCATTTTCTACAGTTTGTTCTATCTTATTTTCATCTTTATTAATACATTTACATATATTTATTTTTTGTTTTTTTACAATATTTTTTATTGAATTTTTTATAGAATTTACAAACTTTTCTGTTTCATCTTTCTCTTTCTTTGATATAAAATAATCTGGAATTACTGGATAATATAATAATGTTTTATTATCTATCATTGTCTTTACTAAATTATTAAAATCACTTATCACTTGTAATAAAGGCTGATTTTCAGACTCTACTTTTTTCCCAATAAATTGTATTGTTTTTGGCTGATTTATTATATTTGTATATTTTTCTATATATTGTAAAACATTTGTTGTATATGCCATTTCATTCATATATATATCATTTATATGTTTATGTATATTTGAAATTTGTGTATATATATCTTTATACTCTTTATATGTTAAATTTGTTTCTATTTTTAAAGTACCTTGTCCTGAACTCGGATTACCAGAATTATTTATATCTACATTATATTCATTCACAAAATTATTTATAGAATATGTAATTGAACTTTCTATTCCATATGGACATTTTGTAAGTTTTAACTTTTTTAAAAGTTGTTCTATAACATGCTCATATAAACGTACTCTTTTTTTTTCAGTCTCAAAATACTTCAAAATTTTTTCATTTATATGTAAGATATTATCTTCTTTTATTTCTTCTTTATTCTTTCTCATAATTTTATATAAAATTATGAGACATACTTTAAATATATTATTTATGTTTTATATTTAATTATTCACCTCTTTAAAAGAAAAAATATTGGAGGTGTGATGTTGGTGCTGCTTTTGCTTCCATGCCTTTCAAAGGATTTGATACCCATCCATTATACACTGCAAATGCATAACATAACCCTACTACAAGCAAAGCTGTTATAATAACCCATCCTAAACATTGTGGAGGAGTTAATCTAATATGTTTCATATCACAAGCAGTTAAAATACGATGAACAATATTATAAGCAAATCTCTCCAACCTTCTATTAGATGGTCGTTTCTGATTTATTTGAAAAGGGGGAGGAGGAGGAGGGGGAGCATTTCCATAACGAATGTGATTAGCCATCTTTTATTTTATTCTAAAGAAAATAATTTTTAAATTAATAAAAAAATATTATTATTTTAATTTTTTAATTTTATATAAATATATCATTATTAATAAATAGAAAAAATTTCTCTGCATATCTCTACTATATTCTCCTACAACATAATATCCTACTGAATGTAAAGTTGTACCATCCTTAAACCCGCATTCTTTATTTACATATTCTGTAAAAATACATTTATCATTATAAATTTTCCAAGAAATCATTTCAATTATCATCATAACTAAACACATTGTTAAAAATAATAAATCATTGCTTATCAACCATCCAAGTTCAACACAAGTCTGCCAAAATAAATGAAATATATGAACAGACTGAACTCTCAAATCTGAACACTTTTTAAAATTATCAAAAAATCTAACTTGGTCTATCCCGTGAAGAATAATTGATATTCCTAAAACTTTATAAAAACTACTCTTAAAATTTTCAGAAAAATATAATATATTATTCATATTTTATAAACTTGTCTAGAAAAAATTTTTTATTTATTTTAACTCTTTTATTTCATTCAAAAAATGAATTATATTTTCATAATAAAATATATTATTAAAATTATCTTCTCTTATTTTACTCATTACCTGAGTACAATCAGTTACTGTTTTTCCATTTTGTAAATTTTTCACTATAACATCATTAACTCTTTTAACTCTTGATGAAAAAGTAGATGATTGTTTATCTCCGCTAAAATTTTTAACACTAGTTACCAAATCACTTAAAGTATTAGTTAAATCTTTTAACTCTCTGTCATAAACTTTATATATTTTTGTATTTAATAATAACTCTAAATTGTTTATCTCTTTCTCAAGTCCTTTTCCTCCCTTATAAAAATTCTCTAAATCTACTATAAAATAAAATCCTTTTCTATTAAAAGGAGTATTAAAACTAAAACTATCAACTCCTTCATTATGTCTATCTATATAAACCATTATTTCTTTATCAATATATGAAATTTTACACGAAGAATCTTCTAATAAAGGTCTAATTCTATCAAATGATGTCTCAATCATTCTACGATTATTTATATATCTTGAATTTATAAACAAACTCTTATCAACAGATGGTTCTTCTTCTTTTCTTAAACTTATATGTAAAAAATTTTTTACACTTTCATCTACTTTTATATAATATTTTGAAGGTACATATATAAATAAATCTAATCCTGTTTGAATATAATGTACAAATATAAATACTACTCTTCCTTCATAACTAAAAATTCCATGAATACCTATTTGATTTGCTGATAAATATTTTATTAAATTATTTATTGGATACTCTTCTGTATCATCTTCACTTTCATAGTCATCTCTATATTTGTCATCATCGTACTTATCGTCATCTCTGTACTTATCATCATCTCTATACTTATCTTCAGACATTTAAAAAATAATTATTTATCCTATAAGCCAATCAATTAAAAAATATTTTTTTATTTTTATTTGTACAAATAAAAATAAAAATAAAATTATTAAAAATAAATACAAAGGTTAAATTTTTATTTTTTATAGATAAATTATTAATAAATGGAATTTGGTGATAAAATTAAAGATCTCCCTACCGACGAACAAACTCCAGAATCTATTGATAAACAATTGTTAATTGATATATTAAAACCTGAAGAACCTAGCAAATTCTCTTCAGCAAGTCATAATATTCGTTTAGTAGCAATTGCTGTTATTCTTTATTTTGTATTAAATACAACTGTCACAAAAAATTTCTTACTAAAATATATTTCAAATCCTGACACTCTAAAGTATCTTATTTTTGTATTCATAGCATTATCTTTATATTTATATCATACTTATATTTAATTATAAGATAAACTTCTACTATATTTTGATAATTTTATTATTTTATTTTGAGTTATATTTTTTGAGGAACAATCATTATTTGATTTAGGAAAAGTATGTGGGCTCTTATTTTTAATTTGAGATATAGAACCAAAAACTAATTCAGAATTTTTATTACAGGACTCGAGATCCTGGTTGCCTGAGTTTATTCTAAGAGTACCATCACATATATTTTCTAAATTCATTTTTTTATAAAAAAAATTATTATTATTTTTTGTAAAATATACATTTGAAGAAAAAAGATCATCTTTTGAAGATTCCGGTAATCCCAAAGAATCGGTTAGTAGATGTCTATCTCTTCTATAAAATGTTTTATGTGTAATATAGTCGTCAAGACTTAATGTATTATTTATATTTTTATAATAAGGACATTTAATGACATCAACCATTAATTTTTATTATTTATCAAGAAAAATTAATTTTTATTTAAATTCTTGTTTTATTATTAATAAAAAAATATTAATAATAAATGTTATTAAATGCTATTAATCTTATTCTTTCAAAGGATAAAAATATTAATGAAAATCAAATTATACGTGATACTATTATAAAACTTAAATTTATTGGAACTTTTCAATCTAATGAAAAAATTGATGTAAGAAATCTTCGTGTTGAACAAAATACAATTTTTACTCCAATTAAAAGAATGTTTTATGGAGAATCTAGAAATACAACATTTGATTTCTTAAATACTACTATTGAAAAAAGTTTTAATATTATTAACTCTTTTATAAGAACTGATAAACTCTCTGAAAAAATATTCTGTAAAAATATTCTTAATGATCTTGTCAATTCTATTTCTGGACTTAAAAATATTCAAAGAACTTATACAGATGATAAACTTTTCTTTTGTAATGTTCAAACTTTAATAGAAAGTATTCAAGCAAAACTTATAGAAATAAAAGAACAATATCCTGAAATTTTTTATATGCAAATATCTGAAAACGAACTTTCTCTATTTCAAGAAATAAATTTTTCTCAAAATAAAGATGGACCCTCCAAAGAAACTCTTTGTATTCCTTTGTCTGAAAATTCAACACAATCTGGAATAAAAGAAAATAATGAAAATAAACAGCTTAATAATAAAAAAACAAATAAATAGTTTATTTTCTTAATAAAAATTAATATGACTAATAACTTTAAAAACTGGTGGCATCATAATGGTATTTGGGTTATTATATTTGGATCTATAATTTTATTTTTAATTTTATGGATTATTAGATACTTTTTCTCAGAAGAATTTGATGATAATGTTCCTATTCTTGATTATCTTTTTTATGGTTCTACTAGGAAGGATAAAAATAAATATGTAAAAACTGGTAAAAGAAAAATAATTAAAGAAAGTAAAGGTGAATTACTATGTAGAGATGTTGTTACTAAAATATTTAATAAACCTTTTATTAAAATTAGACCTAATATTTTACGAAATAATAAAACTGGTAAAAATTTAGAACTTGATATTTATAATGATGAATTAAAACTAGCAATTGAATATAATGGAAGACAACATTATGAATATATTCCTTATTTACACAGAGATTATCAAGCTTTCTTAGATCAAAAATATAGAGATGACCTTAAAAGAAAATTATGTAAAGAAAATAATATTATATTAATAGAAGTTCCTTATACTATTAAATTTGATGATATTGAATCTTTTCTAAAAAATAAAATATCAGAACTTAATATTAAAACATAAATTACCGGTCCTTGGACCCGGATTAATATATTTTAATTAAAATATATTAATAAAGACTTTATAATTTATATACTAGAACCAGCATCCATCGGATCAGTTTCACCTCTCATCATAGAGTTTAACATATTGTTACGACGATCTCTACGAATATGATGACCAATATATGAAGAATTCATAATATTAGCAATTGGAGCTGTATTTGTTCTAATATTACCTGTATAACCTGGGCCACCTAAATAAGGATTGGTTTCGCGCATACGAATGTGATTGGTCTCATTAAAAGGACCCTGACCCTGACGCGTACGAATATAAGAAGAAGGTGATTGAACAACAAGACCTAGACCATCAGGTTGATACATGAATTTCTCAGGTTTAGGTTTGGTGGAAGAGCCACTCAACAAAAAGTAAGCGACAGCAGCAACAGCTAAAATTTTAAGAAGTGATTCATTTGATATATTCATTTTTAATATTACCAAGAAAAAAATATTTTAGTTTAAATTTTATTTTTATTTAATTTATTATTTTTTATATTTTATAAAATAATATGAGCAATAATAATAATCTACCTTTGGATATAGCTGATAAGAATAAACAGATAAAATGTGAATTGATAGGAAAAGGAAGCTATGGAAAGGTGTATAAAATTAAGTATAATAATGATAATTTTTGTTATAAAAAGTTTAATTTATTTTTATATGAATATAGTAATATTTTAAATTGTGAACCAGGATTACCGGGCCCGGGACCCGGATTAACACAAATCAAAGATATTATTATGATAGAAAATAATATAAAAGAAGTTGTATTTTATAAAACATTAAATAGAAAAATAAAAGAAAATAAGGATGAACCCTCCAAAGAAGACCTTGAATCATCCTCTGTAAAAAAAGCAGAATGTTTTACTTTATCATTTTTTTTATATGAAGATACAAATAGAATACAACATATTCCAAGACCAACTCTTATAACATATAATCCAGAACTTTTATTAACAAATAATATTAAAAATATAGAGATTCCTGATATAGAAGATTTAGGTATAAAAATATTTTTTAAAAATTATGGATTATCTTTAAATAAACATAATTTTATAACAAAAGATGTTTTTATAAATATATTTTCACAAATATGTTCAACTATTCTTATGTTTTTTAAATCAAATATAACTCATGGAGATTTAAAACCTTCAAATATTCTTCTAAAAGTATCTGAAAATAAAATTTTAAATTCATTAGACTATAACATAACAATTATAGATTTTGGAAGTGTTTGTTTCTCTCACGGATTAGATATAAAACAAAACTATCAACGTTGTACTCTTTTTTATTCATCTCCTGAAGAATTTATTGAAGATGAATATAGTTTTTGTAATGACTGGTGGAGTATAGGAACTATTATGTTTGAATATATTACCGGAAAATATTTTATAGAATGTCTTTTAAAATATTGTAATGTAGATACTGAAAATATAAATTTATTTATAAAATATTCTACAAGCGTAATGTGTAGTTCAGATTTTAATGCTATAGATTTCATATCTAATTTTTATTTAACAGTTACTCAATCATGTATAAATAGATGTATATCTCATTATATAAAAGATAAAGATTTACAAAAAATTATCTCTTATTTCTTAATAAAAGATGTAGAAACAAGAACTTCTAAACTTAATAATGGTTTAAAATTATTAAACATAGAAGAAAATATTTTAGCAGAAAATACTTCAGTTATAAAAAAAATTAATATATTACCACTTTATAATTCTTTTGAATTCCCTTTATACGATTACGAAATGAGAAAGTATATATTATCAGGAATTTATTCTATATGTATTGGAATTAAAAAGTTTGGAAAAGAATTATTTGGTCATACTACTATGATTATAGATAGATTTTATTTAAGATTACATCATGTTAAAGAGAAAAATTTAAGTCCTCCTAGGAATGAAATTTTACTTTATGATTCAAAAATTATAGCTATATGTTGTTTAGCTATTTCTTCTATATTACTAAAAAGTGAGGTTATATCTTTTAATTTTCTTATAAAAGTATGTAAAGATTATTTTATCTATGATATTACACTTCAAGAACTAGAAGAATATTTTATTTATATTTTTCAAATTATGGATTTTAATCTTTTTAATATTAGTCCTGATATGCTTATACCAGCAAATATTAAAAAAAATTATACAAAAATATTTAAAACTTATATAAAATATCCTATTATAAATGAAACATCTTATGATATTTTACAATTAATTTTAGAAGATGATTAAAGACCAATTCTTCCTTCGCTATACAAAGCATTATCATAGCGACCATAATAATCACGACGGCCATGGAAACCCTCTTTTAATTTACAGTTACAAGGCTTCAATACTAAATAAAGAAGTAAAACAACAATAGCGATATGTAGTTTATCCATGTTATCCATTTTTATTATTACTAAAAGATAATATTTTATTTTTTTAAAAATCTTCATTAAATCTAATTTCTATTTGATTTTTATCTGAAATTACTGCTGTTTTTGAATAATTTGATACTCTCTTCTCGAAAAAGTTTGTCTTTCCCTCTACACTTATCAAACTCATCCATGGAAACGGATTTTCTACTTTATATATTCTCTCTCCTATCAAATTTAAACTTAAATGATCTGCTACATACTCTATATATTGACACATTAATCTCTTATTCATTCCTGTTAAATCATACGGCAAACTTTCATTTATAAATTCTTTCTCAACACTTACTGAACTTTTTATTATATCCACTACTTCTTCGTTACTTAACTTATTTACTATATATTTACTATAAACTAAACAAGCAGAATCACGATGCATTCCTTCATCTCTTGCTATTAATTCATTTGAATGACATAAGCCAGGCATTAATCCTCTTTTCTTAAGCCAGAAAATACTACAGAAACTTCCGCTAAAGAATATTCCTTCTACACAAGCAAATGCTATTAATCTTTCAACAAAATTTCCTTTTTTAATCCATTGTCTAGCCCATTCAGCTTTCTTTTTAATAGAAGGAATATTAATAGTTGCTTCAAAAAGTTTTTGTTTTGTTTTTTCATCTTTTACAAGTGTATCTAATATAATTTGATATGTATTTGAATGTATATCCTCTATCATTTCTTGATAATGTAAAAGCATCTTTAATTCTGGAACTTTAATATTTTCGCAATAATCTTCGTCTAGATTCTCATTCACAATAAAATCACTACAAGCAAAAAATCCTAAAACCATTAAAATAAAATGCTTCTCGTCATCATCTAATCTATCCCAATGAGTTATATCATCAGTAAAAGAAATTTCTTCAGGAACCCAAAATGCAGCAACTGCTTGTTTATACATTTGCCAAATATCAGGATATTGAATAGGAAAAAGATTCATACGATCATTTGTTAAAATTGGTTCATTCATTTTATATATTATAATATTTATAATATATAAAATTTATTTTTTAAATACTTTTATCCCCTTTTTACAATATCATTTGGCATACTACATAAAGATCCACAGTTCAACATACCAAAAATAACAAGACCAATAGTTATAATTCCTCCATAATAAGGAACTAATGAAAGTGTTATAAGTAAGAGTGGATACATAATAGGCCATTTTAATGTCATACTACATTTAAATGCGTAGTAAATTGATAAAATAAATAATATTATATAAAATAAAATTAAAATTCCAATAATAACAACCATAGTGTTCATAGCAGAAGATAATTCTTCACTACATAACTCTGTGTTATAATATTTGTTTCTAAGATCATTATAATCGTCAATACGTTGTTTTATAATTTCCATAAACATTTTATTATAAACTAGTTTGGAAAAAAATATTATTTTTATAAAATACTTATTGGTATTAATAATTTATCTAATATTTCAAATTCGTATAAATCTAATGATGTCTCTTCTTTAAAAGATTCTTCAAAAATTTCTTTTTGGATTTCAGGTTCTTCTTGAGAACTAAATATTCCTTCTAATTTTATTTTTTTATTTTCAAAATTAGAATTTTTTAAGTCTTTGTATATAATGTTTATTATTTCTTTTTTTGATGAAAATTTATACTTATTTACATAATTAAGAATAACATTTTCTATTTTAACATCAACTGTTGAATCAAATATTATTCCTATTTTTATATCTTCTGTATCTTTTAATTTTAAAGCACTTTCATCAAGGTAATAATATATATTAATATCGCATAATATAGAAACTACATTTAAATAATAGTCTCTGTAAATTCCAATATAAATGTAATTGTTAATAGACTCCGAAGATCGCGGATCTTCGAATAAATCTTTTTTAGAGTTTATAAAATCTACTATGGATGTCATTCTTTATAATAACTATAAGATAATAAAATAAAATCAATTAATTTAACTACTACAATTTACACACACTTCGTCTGTACAAATAAATTTTTCTCCATTCTTATAATATTCTTTTCCCTTATTTAAATCATTTTTCTGAGTTCCTGAATTCATTATTGTAAATTTAACTGCATCTCTTGCTGGCTTACTTCTTATATAATAACTTCCTGTTTTTAATCCTTTTTTCCATCCGTATAGATGCATACTACTTAATTTTGCTTGTGTTGGATGATCTATAAATATATTCATTGACTGACTTTGATCTATAAACGCTCCTCTTTCTGCTGCCATATCTATAATAACTTTTTGTGATATCTCCCATACTGTCTTATATATCTCTTTTATACTGTTTGGAATTTCATCTACATATTGAATACTTCCATTATTCTCAATAATTTTATTAACGATATCTTTGTTCCATAAATTTATATTTCTTAGATCCTTATAAAGATATTTATTAACTATCATAAAATCTCCTGCTAATGTACTTCTTGAATATATATTAGAGGTGAATGGTTCAAAACACTCATTATATCCTAACATTTGAGATGTTGATGCTGTTGGCATTGGAGCTATTAATAAACTATTTCTTATACCTTTCTTACATTTTTCTATCAATCCTTCCCAATCATAATCTGTAATTGGTTTAGTGTCCCACATATGATACTGTAATATTCCTTGTGAAACAGGACTTCCTTCAAATCCGATGTATGAAGAATTGTATTTTGCTAAATTAGCACTTTCATCAAGAGCATAATAATAAATTGTTTCAAAAATTTTACGATTTAATTCTTTGGCTTCTTGACTATCCCACTTTAATTTAAGAATAGCAAAAACATCAGCTAAACCTTGAACACCAATACCGATAGGTCTATATTGAAGATTATTTGTTTGTGCTTCTCTAATTGGATAAAAATTATTATCTATAACTTTATTTAAGTTTCTTGTGATAATTCTTACAACATTTCCAAGTTCTTCAAAATTAAAATTATTTGTTTTAATCCTGGACCCTGACCCGGTAATAAACTTTGGAAGTGCTATTGATGCTAAATTACAAACTGCTACACTATTTGGATTTGTGTGCTCGGCTATTTCACAGCATAAATTTAGGCTCCTTATAATTCCAATATTTTTTTGATTACTTTTTTTATTTACACTATCTTTATATGTTATGTATGGAAGACCTGTTTCTATTTGTGATTGAAGAATTGCTTTCCAAATATCTCTAGCCTTTACTACTCTCATATATTTTTTATCTTTTTCAGATCTTAAATAAATTTCTTCAAACTCTTCTCCATAAGTTTCTGTTAATTCTGGAACTACTGATGGACAAAATAAACTCCAATCTTCATCATTTTCAACTCTCTTCATAAATATATCAGGTATCCACATAGCTAAGAATAAATCTCTTGCTCTTAATTCTTCTGGAGGATTATTTAATCTTAATCCTAAAAATTCAAAAATATCGGGATGCCAAGGTTGTAAATAAACAGCAAAACTTCCTTTTCTTTTTCCAGACTGATTTGAATAGCGTGCTGTAGCATTTAAAACTTGACACATTGGTAATATTCCATCACTTTTTCCATTAGTAGAATGAATTGGACTTCCTTTTGCTCTTACATTACTTATATCAATTCCAATACCTCCTCCGTGTTTTGAAATCATTGCGCAACGTTTATTTGTTTCATAAATGTGTTCCATACTATCATCCATATGTAAAAGAAAACAAGAAGACAAATTACCATTATTACTTCCAGCATTAAAAAGAGTTGGTGAAGCGTGAGTGAATAAACCTTGACTCATATTTTCGTAAGTTTCTTTAATATTTTGTAAAATAGTTTCGTTATCATCTTTACTATTAATAGCGTGAATAGAAACAGAAACACGCATAATCATATGTTGAGGTCTTTCGATAATTTTATCTCCAATTTTTTGAAGATATATTTTTTGGAGAGTTTTAAAACCGAAATAACTATAATTATAATCTCTTGAATAATCAATCATATTATCAAGTTCATTTTTATTATTTTCTACAAAATTCATAAATTGTTTTGATAAGATATTAGATTGTTTACCAGTATTTGGATTGATATACTCGTATAAAGTTTTCATAGAGGTATAAAAACTGGATACTGTAGATTTATGATGATTGCTTACACTAATTCTTGCTGCTAAAATATCATAATCTGGTTCATATGTGCTCATATAAGCTGCTGTTTCAGATGATAAATCATCAATTTCAGAAGTGGTCATATTGTCTTTAAGAGATTGAATAACAAGTTTAGAAAGATAATCAGGATTAACATTTAAGTCAGATGCTAAATTTTTATTTCTATCAGTTATGCTATCATAACGAATAGGAACACGATTACCATTTCTTTTAATGACAAACATTTTATTTATAACAAGTAAAATGTTTAAATTTATAATTTATTTAATTCATTTAAATTATGGTAATCCAAATCTTAGTTTAATAGCATTATAATTTTGAAGAACCTGTGAATTAGTTAATGCATTACTGTACATTCTTATAACGCTAATATCAGAATCTAAATAGTTTGATGAACCTACTCCAGGAGATCCATCCCATCTTCTTGCAATTCTTATTTCTCCTCCGCTTTGAACTGTACCTGCATAAGAATAAGTACTTTGAAGAATACCATTTGTATATTGAGAAATAGTATTTCCATCATATGTAACAACAGTTTGATACCATATATTAAGAATTGGAGCAAATCCAGATGTATTTCTCCAAGCACCATTAAAAAAACCTCCGTTTATAGTATAATTTGTAGAAACAGCATTATTTGTACCAATACTATAATTTATGTTAGATACATTATCAAATTGATTTGTTAAAAGAGATGTATATCTTCCAGATAAAGATTTTGTAATTCTATACCAAATTTCAATTGTCCATTTAGATAAAGTTGATGTTAATGTTGAAGGAATATAACCATATTGATATAGTGTATCTGTAAAATGGAAATATCCTCCTTGTGCTGTTCTATAAGATGGTGAATTTACAAGAATAACATCTTTTTTATTACTAGATAAATCTGACCATGTATTTCCACTTCCTGGATAAGAATTAGCATCAAGATTAACAAATAAGTTTGTTAATACGTATGAACCTAAGCTTATACATTTTACTATCTTTGTTAAAGGTAATTGTTGAGTACATGTAGTTCCTCCATTTATTGCTTGGCTTAAAATAATATTAGATTCTGGATTTAAAGTACCATTCTTATACCATCCATCATATTTATAAATATTACATACAGATGTTGATTCAACAGGGCCGTATAAATCAGAATCTAATGTTTTACAAGTAGCATTTGAAGTAGGAGCTAAAACATATATATTAGAAGGATAAGGAGGACAGGAAGCTCCTGAATTTAAAGGACTAGTTATTTGAGATGATACATCTTGTTTAATATAACCAATATTATAATATTTTCCAGAAGTTAATTGAGAAGGAGAAGTATATGTATTTGCATCTAAAGCAAAATATTCTATAAAAGATTTAGGTAATACTATTTTAATTATTTGAGAAATAGTTTTAATAAACATTTGTAATAATTCACTACCTAATATAGGAGTTGAAGATATATTATAATTGGATATATCATTTTCTTGACATTCTGCGTTAACTGGTTTTAATTGTGTAGATGTAGACGGTGATTTAAATTTTGTATAAGCAAAATAAGATAAAATTCCAATTAATACTAATCCAAAAATTATTACAACAATTATAATCCAATTCATTTTTATATTTATTAAAAATATAAAAATATAAAAAAAATTTTTTAGAAAACAGTTGTTGTGCTAATTGTTGGCCACGAAAGTGGATTTACAAGTGGACTGGATCCTGTTCTTTCTAGAGTATATACCATAGGAGTTGGATATTGTGATGTTATACTTGTTAAATTATTATATACATTCTTAGCAATAGATTTAATAGAATCTCTTAAAAAGATTGAATTTGAAAGATTTCCTGTTCCTCCTCCTAAAGTTCCTTTAGAGAATGATAGTAGATTATTATAATCTGTTAATGATATAGCTGTAGGATTAACAGCATATGCATTTTGTAAAACATTTCTATTTTGTAAATCATATAGATAAGTTCTATCTTTTTCAAATTGATCTTCATCGTATGATAATGTTGAACCTCCAATCATAACAAGATTATTATATTGTGTAATATAACCAGTAACCTGAGAATCCCAAACATATCTTGGACAAGGTTGACCGCTTGGACAACTTGTAGAAGTTGTATAAACTGCTGGGCCAGTTGCAAGAAGGTTACTTATATTTAAATTGCTAGTGTTAAATATTGTTAATAGTGATTGCATCCAATTATATCTAGTTAAAGCAGTTGTTAAAACATTTAATGCTAAAGCTTTATCATCAGCTGTAGGAACATTAGTTGTCCAGTATGTTTGTGAATATGGCGTTGAATCTATTAGATAGTTAGAATTATAATTGTTATTTGAAATAACTGTTGAAACATTTGTATCTATAGCTGTAACTCCACCAATACAGTCAGCTGGTATAGGAGAAGTACATGTGTATGTCTTTATAGATGGAGAATTTCCAAATCTTCTTGCACAAGTAAATCCTGATTCTATAGCAGGTATTATAGTAGCACCACCGTCAGTTGTTAATGCATCTAAAGATTTAAGAGCACCAGTCTTTGTATTTGTTATACCGCATGTTTGTCTACTATCAGGAGGAATATTGTATAAGTTATCTCCTGATAAACATAGAGCATTAAGACATCTTACTTTAACACTAGGTCCAGAATATCCTTGTAATAATCCTAAAGAAGCTTGTTGTGAACAAGTCTTTCCTCCATACATAGCAAAAGTCTTTGTAGCACCTTGAGAAATACCAGCAGCAGTTACTGAAACTGAAGTATCCAATTGTTTAAGAGCTCCTGTCTTCATATTTAAAGAATCACATGTAGTTAGAGAAAGTTCATTTGGGAAATTATAAAGAGATAATCCTGTCATACAAATAGCATCAATAGGTTCTACAGGAATATAAATTGTTTGTGGAAAACCTGGACAGTCAGTTCCTCCATTTAAAGATGGATTTATAGTAGAATTAACTTCAGGCATAATAGTACCAACTTTATAATAACTACCAGCAACTAATTTAGTTTTATCTGTAATAACATCATTAGTTAAAGCGAAATTTTCTGAAGATTTATCAGATACAAAAATATATATTAAGTATAAAAACAAACCTCCTAAAAATAAATATTTATTTTTCTTTATAAAAGAAGACTCATTTTTATAAATATAATATAATAGTAATAAAACTAATACTATTTTAATTGTTTTGTTCATTTTAAATAAAAATAAAGAAAATATATTTAAAAAATTAAAAAAAATATAAAAATGAATATCTACTCTGAAGATACAAAGTCTCAAATTCAAGATATTAAAAATAAAGCCCAGAAATATAATCATAAAAAAATAGGCTTTACTTGCTCGGCTTTTGACCTTTTTCATTGCGGTCATATTCTTATGCTTGAAGATGCTAAATCTCAATGTGATATTTTAATTGTAGGTCTTCATACTAATCCACATATAGATAGACCTAACAAAAATACTCCTATTCAAGAATATGAAGAAAGATTTATTCAAGTTAATGGATGTAAATATGTTGATGAAATTATTAAATATCAAACTGAAGATGATCTTTTAAATATTCTTAAAGAATTAAATCCTGATGTTAGAATATTAGGAACAGATTGGTATGGAAAAAAATATACTGGTAACGAACTACCTATTCCTATACATTGGCATCATAGAAATCATAATTGGAGTACAACTTATTTACGAAATAGAGTTTATGAAAGAGAAAAAAAATTAAGAGATGAAAATCTTTAATTTTTTAATTTAATGTAATCCGGAACCTTAGTGATCGGTAATCCGGGTCCCGGTACCGGTACTTCCAAAACCATCTTCTCCTCTTTCTGTCTCAGATATTTCATCTACAACTTCAACTTCGAAATGTTCTAAATTTGGTAGAACAATTTGAAATAGACGTTCGTTTTTGTTGATAATATAAGGACCATCGTATTTATTTGTTCCAAAACCTTCATGATGGTCTACATAAGCCATAATATTTCCACGATAACCAGAATCAATAATACCAATAGAGTTAGACATACGAAGAGGAGATTTAGATAAACTGCTTCTAGGAACTAACATATAAGGAACATGTTCTTCTCCGTCAATTGTATAAAATCCTTTTCTATGTTGTAGAATCATTTCGCATTGAATTTGAAAGTTAATAACTTCAGTTTTATTAGGTTCAATTACTTTGTAAGATGGGCAATATAAATCAAAACCGCTATCGCTATCATAATTTTCTCTAGCTTTAGAGTAAAGTTTTTTAAGTTTAGGATTTTGAGTTTTAATACGTAAGATATAAACCATTTTTAATATAAAGAAGGTATATTTTTAAATATTTTATTTTGATTAAAAATAAAATATTTAATTAAATTTAATTAAATTTCTGATAATTTAATTCTTGGGGCGATGTTCATAGCCATTAATTCTTGGAATAAAAGTTTAGTAGCATAAGGAATATTAATTTTTTTGACTCTTACACTATTACATGATTTACATATAACAGTATTTGTTTTATTATTAGAAATAGCTGTGATTCCGCATAATTCACAAATATCAATTTGAAATTTATCGCTATCAATAAATAATTTTTCACGAAGAAAATTTGCTGCACCATGACTAATCATACAATCGCGTTCCATCTCACCAAAGCGCAAACCTCCTTCTCTACTTCTTCCTTCTGTTGGTTGTCTTATTAATCCTTGTAAAGGACCATAATTTCTGCTATGAATTTTATCATTTACTAAATGTTTTAATCTTTGATAGTAAGTTGGTCCTATAAATATTTGACAAGGCATTCTTAATCCTGTATATCCATTGTATAAAACTTCATATCCATGTTTTTGGAATCCTGATTTATGAAGTTCATTACATAATGTATTTACATCAAACTTTTCAAATGGGGTTGCATCTTTAAAATCACCATTCATAATACCTGCTTTACTTCCTACACACTCAATAATCTGAGCAATTGTCATTCTGCTAGGAATTGCGTGGGCATTAACTATAATATCAGGAGTTATACCATCTTTTGTAAATGGCATATCTTCTTGATTAAATAATGCTCCCATAGTACCTTTTTGCGTTTATACCTAGTTCAATAAAGAATTTCCTCTTTATATCATTACTATTTATATCTCGTAAAATTAATACAAAGTATGAAAATTAATTTTACTTAATATAAACATCCTCTCGGATGGGACTGGACTATATCTTAAGCGGATTTCCGCCCACTACCATTTAGTCTCTGCACCTTCTTCATAGATTTTTTAAAAATCCTTAGAAGCTTGGCTCAGGATTATCTTTGTTACCAACTCATAATATGAATCTAAAGTAACTTCTATTATTTTTCCTGCTCACTACCTGAACTTGACTCAGGATTACCGGGTCTGAGACCCGGATAAGTGAATACCTACTAGTTTTCCCAGTAGCCATTTTACTCTTTCGATATAAAACTTAGGAAATAGAATTTTAAGATTTCCCCTGAATTTGATAGTGTCGCCCTTTCATATAGGACTAGCACAATATTTCTATTGCACTATGGCTAAAAACTAACCATGTCTTGAATTTCCTGACCATACAGGTATTCCATTTCTTCTTACATAAATTAATCCTGGACCTTCTACTCTACAACAATAAACTTTTCCATCATAATTTTCCCAAGAATCATGTCTATTACTTCCATCTTTTTTAATATTTTTATTAACTAAAGGCGTATTTTGTTTTTCAATTATAGTTAATCTATAAGCATCAGTTGTTTGTGTAATTATCTCTCCATTTCTTCCTTCCTTTTTTATAATTGAAGATTTTCCTTTTTTATATTTAACACTAATATTAGCAGAGTATCCAGCATGTAGACATAACTGTTGAAAATTATTTGCTAATTTTATAGAAGAAGTATCATATCTTCTAGTTCCATTTTTCATAGTGTGTCCATCGCCTAACATCATTCCTTGTATTAATATTTTACATTGTTCTGATGATAAATACCATACCCAATCTGGTAAAAACTTATTTACTGAACCTACGCTTAGTTTACTAAAATAATTAACAAAATTTTTGTTATATATTCTATATACATTTAATATTGTATCGTTTTTACTTTCTTTATATTTACCAAATTTAATATTTTCATTTTCTATATTATTTAATGCATTACGAACTCTTTCTTTATGTGTTGAAATATTAACATAATCTTTTGATGAATGTCCTTCTGCTATCCATATTCCAAATAATATAAGCCAATCGTTAATATTAACAGTTATGTTGCCTAATATAAATGATACAATTTCATTATTTTCATTATATAATAACTCTAAATTATTTTCAGGAACTATTGAAATATATTTTTCTATATTTTTTTTATAAGTTATACGTTTTCCATATATATCTTCTGCGTATTTAAAAGTAAAAGAATTTCCATTTCTATTTCCAACATACATTCTATGATTTGGGGTTACTAATAAATCTATCTGATTAGATTTAATTTTATACATTTTATCATTATAATCATATGACATAATTTCTAAAGGAGTTGTGTATTTCATATTATTATTAAATAAAGTTGCAACTTTATATTCAAATGATAAATCTTTTATAAATATCCATCCTTTATTAGTTAAAATTTCAGTATTTGAACAGTAGCATGCAGCTTTATCTCCTATTTCAGGAACTCTTATACTTCTCATTCTTATTTTTGTAAATTTCTTTCCATCTAAATTTGTAGAAATCATAACTTGATCTACTATTCCTGATTCTGCAGTTCTTATAGGCATTGATACATCTTTATGTGTATATTTACTCATAAGCATTTTTGAAGGATTTTGAGAATTCACAGGTGTTTGTATTGGAACAGTTTTACCTACTAATATTTCATGAGAATTATAAGATGCTCCGACTTTTGGCAATCCATCTTCATCTATATTATTATAATTATTATTTTTTGTTCCCATTACAGTATTTGGATCTGGAAGACCAAACTCTTCTACTAATCCATTCATTTTTTTATTTTCTTCATCTTTATAACTTCTATAAAATATAGAACGAAACATTCCTCTATCAACTGCACTCTTATTTATTATTAGACTATCTTCTTGGTTAAAACCCGAATAACAAGCAATTGCTACAATACAATTATGTCCTGCTGGCATTTCTCCATAATTTAAATACTTTGAAGATTTTGTCTGCATCATTGGCTTCTGTGGATAAAATAATACATGAGCCATTGTATCCATTCTCATATTGTAATTTGTAGCATATATTCCCATTGCTTGTTTAGACATTGCACTTTGATACGTATTTCTAGGCGCTTGATTATGATCAGGAAATGGAATCATTGATGCACATACTCCTAATATCATTGATGGATGTATCTCACAATGAGTATAATTATATCCAATTTGACTATATTCTTGTAAATCGTTATAAGTAGATGCTATTAAACTAGTAGCCATTTCGTTAACATCTAAATATTCAATTTTTCCTTCTCTTACTAAATCTGACCATATCTTTGATCCTTCTTTAAGTTTATAAATATCATCTTTAGTTATTGTTAATTTATTATCTTTTACAACTATTAATGGAACACAACATCTTCCTCCATCTGTATCTATACATAATTCTTCATTTAATATTTTAATAGATACGTCATAATTTATTTTTCCACTTCTTCGTAAATTTATTAAATATTTTAATAACTCTGAAGAATTGTTATGTACTCCAATCCATTTTCCATTCAAAAAGACTTTTATTCCATTTACAGATATATTTTTATCAGATATCTCTTTTAATCTTATCAATCTCATATTATTTTCAGGATTATCCAAAAATTCATCTACTAAATCACTACTACTATTCAATGATAAATGAGTTAACAATGTCATATTCTTTACTATTCCACAACCATGACCTTCAGGAGTTTCTGAAGGACACATTTGTAGTATACTTGTATTATGCAACTGTCTTGGTTTCATAGATTTTCCATCTTTTGCTATAGGAGCAACAACTCTTCTTAAATGAGATAATGTTGCGGAATAACTTAATCTATTTAATGCTTGAGCAACACCAGTTTTTGTTATTTTTTGTTTTGAAGATCCCCAATTACCAGTTGACATAGCATATCTTAAATCTTTTGTTATATCTTTTCCATTCAAATCATTTTTTATAAATATTGATTTACTAGTTTGTATATGTTTTTCAACTATAATTTTAAACTCTCTAATAACTTTTGTAAATGATATTCTAAACATATTTCCTAATAAAGTACTAGATAAATCAAGTCTTTTATTTCCAAAATTATCTCTATCATCGACTTGACGTTTTTCTAAAACTGTATCTAATAATTTTTTAACTATATATCCAAAAAAATAACTTTTTATTCCAAAACTATCATCATCTACTGATAAATGCGGTAAGAATTCTTTCTGAAATATTTTTAAAACACAAGTTATTCTTTTTTCTCTTGTATCACATAATAAAGTTGTTCTTTTTCCTATATAATCTAAAGCATCTTCTTGATTTGTTATTATAAAAGATTCTTCATAAGAATAATTTAATATTTTTAAATATTCATCGGTTTTCGGGTCCCGACCCTCGTAAGACTCGTCATTTTCTGAAATAATTCTTTTCATAATATCATCTTTATTTGTTATTCCAAGTGCCATAAAAACTATAAACAAAGGAATATCTTTTTTTATATAAGGTATAGTAACACGTAATATTTTTTCATTTACAATTGTATTCTTTTTTGGTGGTAACAAATATTTTACTAATAATTGATTTGCTGATTTAAATTCTCCTTCTTGTATTGAACGTATCTCTGCAAAATAACTATTAGATTTATTTAAAAATACATATACTTGGTTTGTAGCTAATCTTTCTTGTGCTATTAAAACTTTTTCACTTCCATTAACTATAAAATATCCTCCTTGATCATATTCACATTCTCCTAATAAAATTCTTTCTTTATCTGATTTACCATGAAGAAAACAGTGTTTTGAATTTAACATTAAAGGGACATTACAGAATTTTGTCGTATCGTCTTTTTCTTCTATAATTTTTTGTTCTCCACTTTTATTATCAATTTCAATTTTTTTATAATTAATAGTAATATAAATTGGAACTTCATAACATAAGTTTCTTAATCGAGCTGTATTTGGTGTTAAATCTGTTAAAGAACCATCTGCTTCTAAAACTTTTGGGAATCCTATATAAGTATTTGTAAATTTATAATAATATTTTGTAGTAATTAAAGGTCCTGTTATATCAACTTCTATTGGTTGAGATGTCTCTATAATTTTTGGAATATTATCACATAAAAACTCATCGTAAGATTCTATTTGTTGTCTTACTAAACCTTTTTCATTAAAAAAACTATCAAGAATTCCCCAAGCTTCTTGTTGAGTAATTTGATCATTATCATTTGGTTCGGTATTATTTAAATGAGACATTGAGTTTAATTAACTGATTTAATGTATTATTTTTTTAAATCAGTTAATGATTTTGTAGCTTTAAAGCTTTGAAAATTTTTATTAAAATGTTTTCAAAAAATTTAAAAAAATATTATTCTAATGTTCTTGATAAAATTCCTAAAAATGTAAAAATTATTGAAGTTGGTCCTAGAGATGGTCTTCAAAATGAAAAAAATATTCTTTGTTTATATAAAAAACTTGAACTTATTAATCGTTTAGAAAAAAATGGTCTAAAACATATCGAAGTTGGAAGTTTTGTAAATCCTAAACTTGTTCCTCAAATGGCTGATAGTTATCAACTTGTTAGTTATTTAAAAGCTAAACCTATAACTTATAGTGTATTGGTCCCAAATCTTAAAGGTTTTGAACAAGGTTTTTTCCAAAATAGCTTAGTTACCAATGATGGAACAATTCCTGTAAATGAAATAGTTCTTTTTACAGCTGCATCTGAAACTTTTAATAAAAAAAATACAAATGTTTCTATTGAAGAATCTTTCAAAAGATTTGAACTTGTTTCTAAAGAAGCTTTAAAAAAGAAAATTTCAATTCGCGGAAGTATAAGCTGTTGTCTTGGATGTCCTTATGAAGGATCTGTTAAAACAGATAAAATTATTGAAATTATACAAAGATATGCTGATATTGGAGCGCAGTACATTGATATTGCTGATACTATTGGAGTTGGAACCCCTAAACAAATTCATGAAATTTTAGATAAAGCTACACAACATTTTTCTATAGATAGACTAACAGGTCATTTTCATGATACATCTGATACAGCATTAAATTTGGTAGATGCGTGTTTGGAACATGGAATGTCAATATTTCATTCAAGTGTAGCAGGATTAGGAGGATGTCCTTTTAGTCCAAAAAGAGCAGGAAATTTGGCAACAGAGAAATTAATTGAACATTTACATAAGAGAGATATTTATACAGGTATTGATTTAAATACTTTAAAAAGTACATCCGAGTGGATTAAAGAAGCATTAAATAAAAAGTAATTTTGTTTTCAGACACAAATAGATAAACTGATTTAAAAATAAAAATTAATTAAAGAATAAATAAAATTAAAAATTTTTTCCTAAATAGTTTATAAATGTCTTATACTATAATTC